TTTTGTTTTGGGTTGGGTGGGGGGGGGGGGGGGGGTGGTCTGTGGGTAGCGGAATAGCACACCCCCCCCTCTCCCCCCCGAGATTTCGCCCGATTCCCGAGCATCTACGTGGGGTTAGGCCACGTTGACGAGTCGATATAACGTTCGGGCCGTCGGACGATACACCTATTTCGAAAGTGAGCGATTCCGCAGGGTTATGGGCGGAGATTCATGATTGAGTGTCCAGGCGGTGGGACGATGCGACGTCGCAGTCGTGCTACTCGATTCGGTGCACCGGTGCCGCGACGCCGTGCGTCAAAGTAACACTTAGGTGTGTATGCGAACGGATGGCGAAACAACCCCCGCCAGCAAGCAAGCCCCATGCCAAGCCACGTCGATCGACCCGTCGGGTGGGACATATTGTCACGTTGGGGCCGACGGGCCGGCCGGTGGGGCGAGCCGCCCCGTGTGTGACATATCGCCACGATGTGGTGTCCCCGTGGGGATGAGGCGATTTGCCCCACCACTCGCCCCCCGGGGGCGGCGAGGCCACCCCCACCCACCCACCTACGTGGGGACACGACTCGTGTAATAGGGCAAATTTTTTGTGAGTTTGTGGTGTATGTCAGCCCGTGTCACCTTCCAACATAACCCACCCCTACCCACCACCCCCGCGGGGCGGTATGGTGTCGTGAGTCCCACGCCCCGCCCCCGGCGACCACAACATGGGAGGAGCCCCCGATGGCATCCGAAAACACCGAGCAGGCCGTTATCTTGTTGGCGGCGGCCGGCGTCCCCACCGCCGACCTCGCCCGTCGATTCGGCTACACCCCCGGCGGCATGGCCGGCCTCGTCGAGTCCCTCAAAGATCGCATCTCCGAGAAGCGGTCCGACATGGATGCCCGGGCCATCCTCGCCTACGCCGGCCTCTACGAGACCCTCGAACAGTGCGTGACCAACATCAGGCGAGTAGTGAACGACCCCGACCACCGCGACAACATCAAAATGTCAACCTATGTGGTTGACAAGTTTGCCCCCACCGTCCAAATCATCCAATCGAGGACGGAGGTGGCTGCCGCCCCCGAACTCATCGACCACATGTCCAAATCCTTCGCGGCCATCGCCCAACTACGAGCTATCCCGGCCCACGACATCGAGTCCGACCCCCACGTCATGCAGGGAGCGGCTGCCCTCCCCGTGTACGATGTCCCTCCCTCCGACTCCTAACCACCACCCCATCGCGGGTGATCGTCCGTCTCCCGTCGAAGAGGTGGGGATGGGTTTGGCGCTGGGTGACATCGACCCCCGTGACCTATCCCAAACCCACACCCAACAAGTCCACGACTACCTCCTCAGCGACCTCTTCTCGTTCGCATACATCATCATGGAAGCCGCAGGCTTCCTATACCCGCCCGTCCACGCCCCCATCTGCAAGTTCATCGAGAGGTGGGGTGAGCCGGGCCGCCGTCGTCTCATGGTCCAAGTTCCCCGTGATGCCGGTAAGACTACGATCGCCACCCGCGCCAACGCCCTCTGGCAGATATGTCGCGACCCCGACGCCCCCGTTGCCATCTTCAACGAACGACTGGAGAACGCCTCCAAGTGGCTCAAAGCCATCCGTGAACTCGTCCAGTCGAGCCGTCTCTTCTCCACCATCTTCCCGGACATGGTGCCCCCCGGTGTAGCTCCCGGCGACACTCGCTCCCTCCCGCGTTGGTGGAAGTGGAACGACAACGAACTCCTATTCCAACGAGGTCGAATGGGTATCCCCGAAGCCTCCCTTACCGGCCTCGGCATCGGTGCCGCCTCCACCGGCGGTCACTGGCCCAAAATCATCAAAGACGACATCGTGTCGGTGAGGGCCGCCGAGTCTCCCTCAGAGATGGAATCCGCCAAGTTCTGGTTCGACCGCTCCTTCTTCCTAGAGGCACCGGCCATGAACGGTATGGACCTCGTGGTCTGCACCCCGTGGTCCCACGACGACGTATATGTCCACGCTCTCCGTAACTACCAGTACCTTCTGTATCGACGCGGTGGGTTGGAGAACGGAGTCTCTATCTGGCCCGAGAAGATGCCCACCGAGATGCTCCTGCGATTTCAGGAGCGTGACCCGGTAGGGTTTGCCTCCCAAATCATGTGTCTCCCCACCGCCGGTAGCGACCGCTCATTCAAACCTGAGTGGCTACGGCGGGCGTCCGTTGTGTGGAACTCCGAAGACCCCTACGTCACCATCGACTCCGACTCCTACGACCCCCTCATCAACGAGATCGAGGACGACACCGATCCGCCTCCCATCCGTGTCCCCCTATCCCAACTAACCAAACTAATCTTGGTGGACCCTGCCCCCACCGAAAAGAGCGATCGACGGCGGGAGCCGGGTGCCCGTAACGCCCTCGTAGTGGTGGGGCGGGATGCGTGGGGCCGTCGATACCTCCTCGACGAGTGGGTATCCCGAGACGACCCCCACGTCGTCATCCTCAAAATGATTCAACTCTGTCAGCGGTGGGGTACCGTCCGGGTGGGTATCGAGGAAGTCAACTTCTCCCGTCTCTACCGCCACTGGCTCCTACGGGAAGCCGACCTGAGAGGCATCGCCCTAGCCCCTTTCCCCCTCCACACCCGCGGCCGTGAGAAGGAAGCCCGCATCATGGCGATGGTGGCCCCCACCAAACAAGGATGGTGGTATATCTGCCGGGGCACCCCATCGTTCGAGCAGGAGTACCGCGAGTATCCCTACAGCGGCACCCGTGACGTAATCGACGCTTGGGCGTACTCTCAAGACTGCCTATCGAGGCCGACCTCGATGGCGGAGGAGGTCCACCGTGAGTGGGTCCGCCGCCACGCATCAGCTACCCGCGACGTCGTAACCGGCTACTAACCCCATCGAGGTACCCAGAATGTCCCAACCTTACACACCCGGCGGTCCCGATGGTGGAATGCGAGAGTGGACACTGGAAGTGACTCCCTCCCAGTGGGACCGCCTCCTCGCCCTCTTCCGTCGGTTCGACGAGGTGGGCGACGGAACCCCCGAATGCGAGGAGCTTGTGGAGGAGTTCCGTAGCATGGTAAACCTCCCCCAAGGTTGGAGTGAGGGCGACCACATCCGCTGGCAGGTACGAGTCCCCGCCCGATCTTTCATCAGCCGCCCCACCACCCCAAAGGAGTCTTCCCGATGACCACCGGACCGTTCGACCACATCCCTGACCTCGGTGAAATCTTGGGCACCAACGGCCTGCCGGGGGTCGCTTACCTCCTAACTACCCCCGAGCGTGCCAACCACCTTATCCAGACGTCGGCTTCCCTCGACCCCAACCTCCGCTGGCACCCCATCAAAGACCTCTCCCTCTTCACCGTCAAAGACCAGACCGCATTCTTGGTGGGACGAGGGGAGCCGATTCGGGGGGTGCCGCCAGCCTCCTGCCACCCCATCTACATCATCGACCGCAAGTTCGACGGTGTGCCCCCTCTCCCCAAACCCACCACCCTTCCTCCCACCCCCACCCCCAAACAGGGGCAGGGGCAGGGGTCGGGATCGGATCGGGGTGGAGTGTCCCGTGGAGCCGGGAACGAGGCTCCTTCGACCGCGAGTCGAACCTAACCAACCACACCCACACCAAAGGAGCCCCATGAAGGGTCCCAAAGGCAAGAAGCCCAAGAAGGGCAAGGGCGGCAAGGGCTGCTAACCGACGGGTCAGCCTCTCGTTGTGGGGGCTGACCCATCCCACCTACCCACCCCCTCGGAGTCGTCGTGGTTGCTTCCATCCAACCCTCCACCCCCTTCCGCATGTCTGACCGATCCCGAGATCGGCTGGCGGGGGAGTGTGAGTCCATCATCGGCGAGATGGAGGCCGCCTACTCCACTTACCTCTCCGACATCGACTGCTGGTGGTCGTGGTACGAGGCCGAACCCCAAACCCGCGTGAAGTCATTCCCGTGGATCGGAGCCTCGAACCTCGTAGTCCCGGTCATCCGTACCCACGCCGACAACGTGGCCGCCCGCTACTTCAACCGCCTGTTCGGCACAGGTCGGTTGTGGATCGGGCGCTCCGACAACGAGGAGTTCGCCCGTACCACCGTCACCCCACTCACCCAACTCCTCAACGGGTTGGCCGGCAAAGACTTCGACATCGAGAGTCCCGTCCAACATTGGCTCCACGAACTTACCGTTGTCGGCCAATCCATCCTCGAACTCTCATGGCGCACCAAAACCGGCTACCGCCTCATGGATGGCGAGCGTCGTAACTCTCCCATGGAACTTCGGCTGTCGAGGGGTGCCTACATCGAACACATCCCTCGCCACCAAATCCTGTGGGACATGGCTCTACCCATCCAAGCGGCCCCCGTCGTCATCAAGGAGTGCCCCCTCACCGCCACCCAGACCCGCGCCCAGTGCCGCAAGTGGGGAGTCCCGGACGACACCATCGCCTCCATCCTCAAACACCCCGCCGGTCGCACTACCCACAGCGGGTCGGTACGGGAAGGGATGGAGCGCCGGGAGGGTCGCGACACCCCCGGAATCCACTACGACTTCCGCGAACTCTACCTGTCGTGGCCCCTTATGCAGGATTCGGGGATGGATAGTTCCATCAAACCTGAGGACGTGCCGCCCGGTCGTCCCGAAACCCCGTGGGTCGTCACCCTCCACCGTGACACCAACACAGTGGTTCGGGTTACCCCCTATCCCTACCTGACGGATGGGTGGCTCTTCTTCGAGAGCCACCTACGAGTGAGGCCGGGCCGGGGGTCGGCGGTGGGTCTCGCTAAAATGTTGGAGCACGCCCAGCGTGGCGAAACCACCATGATGAATCAGGCGATCGACGCCGTGACCCGCAGCAACTCTGTCTGGGGAGCCTCGACCGACCCCACCCACGCCAACTTCGAGTTCGCCCCCAACAAAGTCCTCATCCAAACCGAGCAGGGAGCTTTCGCCCCCATCAACGCCCAACACTCGGTCATGCCCGAGATCAGCCTCTTCCAAGTCCTTCAGCAGATTGCCGAGAAGACATCGGGGATCAACGAACCGCAGATGGGTCGGGAGACACCGACAGGCGGTCACCCCGCCCCCGCCACCTCTACGATGGCCCTTCTCCAAGAGTCCTCCCTCCTCTTCTCATTCGGTCTGCGCAACATCCGTCGTACCATGCAACGGATGGGTCGGGAGATCCTCTCCCTCTACCGTCAGTTTGAGACCGACCGCGGTAAGGTGGCATCCCTGCTTGGGGAGGCGGACGCCACCCCCGTCATCGAGTGGATGTTCCCGTCAGCCACCCAGCAGACCCCGGTGGCCGACTTCTCCCTCGACCTCCACGCCATGTCCGAAACCATGAACCCCGAGGCCGAAGCCAAGCGAGCTGTCCTCACCATGCAGGCTACCCAGAACTTCTACGCCCAACTCCTCCAACTCACCCTCATGGGGTCCAACCCCCAAACACCCCCCCTCGCCAAGGCCGTCATCACCGAGGCCATCGAGGCGCAGGCGGAAGCCTTCCGGTCGTACCTCCGTGCATCCGAGATCGACGACATTGAGGCGTACGTCACCGCCAACAAGGAAACCACCGAAAATGCCCTCGCCCGACTCGACCCCGCAGCCCTCTCCCAACTCACCGGCGGCCAACCCCCCCTCGACGGCCAGCCTGCCCCGGAACCCTCGGGACCCGGTGGGGGTGTCGAGCCTGATGGCGGGGCAGGGGGAGGGATGGCGGGAGGCCCTCCGCCTCCTCCGGTCGGACCAATGGGAGGCGCTGGGGGCATGGCTCCGATGGGAGCGTGAGTCACGCGCCCACTCCATCATCTACCGCACCAGCCTTACCCCCGACGAACTGGTATCCCATCGAGCCATCATCCAGTTCATCGACCACCTCCTACGGGGTGGCCTTCCCGCTATCCACGAACAGCGAGAGTCCACCCCATCTCGCGTGGAGGGTGGTGACGGTTGGATGCGCTACGACTCAGACGGCGACTCCCAATAGTGGAGAGGGGTAGGGTGGAAGGCTTGACATCCCCTCGGGGCTCCTTCAACATGTCCCTAGCAACCCCCGGGGGACCACCACCGTATGTCCAACGCACCCTTCCCGACCGGAGAACCCACTACTCCCGCCACACCGGAGGGTGGTAGCGACCTCGACGCCCGCATTACCGACTCCGTGCAGCGGGCCATGTCCCCCGCCTTGCAGGCAATCGGCAACAACCTCCAACACATCAACCAACGGCTGTCCGAGCCGCCCCCCGACCCCAAACCGGTGGGGGAGCCGGCGAACGCCCTCTGGGCTGACCCCGACGCCTACATCCAGTCGAAAGCCGTCGAAACCTTCAACGCCCGTGCCCAAGAGCACCTTGTCCCCTTCATGGAAAACACCGTGAAGGCGGCCATCAACCTCAACCTCTCCCAAGAACAGGCACGGTTCGACGCCAAGTACGGGGAGGGGATGTTCGACAAGCACGTCCGCCCGACCGCCCTCCAAATCATCAGTGCGTCTCCGCTGGAGAAGCAGGTGGACCCCAACCTCACCTCGCTGGCCGTCCAGTCGGTGATGGGTGGTCTCACCGACACCCTCTACACCCTTCGCCACACTCGTGAGACGGCCCCCAAACCCGAGCCCGACGAGATGCTGTCGGCGGGTGGCGGCAGGTATCGACCGAAGGGTGACACCCTCCCCACCGAGGCGGCTCGTGTCCTCGCGGAGTGGAATCATGGGGGTGGTTTGGAGATTACGGCGGCCGAGATGCTCGACTCCATGAAACGCGGCAACTCACTCGACGACTGGTCCGACCTCAAGCGGTCGGCCTAACCCCACGGGGAGCCTCATGCACGGTGGTATGGAACTCGAAGACTGGATGCGTCCTTACTCGGACACCGACGACGGTTACGGCGAACGGACCCTTGGCTGCCATGTCGGCAACACCGAGGCCCTGAACGTCCGCAACCCCCAGCCCGGGATGCACTACTACCACGCCCCGGCCGCCAAACGCGGCACACTTCGGGGCCTCATCAACAAGGGGTACGAGGTAGTCCCTCCCGAGTCCCCCGAGTTGGTTGGTGAATCACGCGACCCTCGATTTGGGGGTGCCCTCGACTCCAGCCAAGCCTTCGGCGACGTGATCCTTACCCGCATCCCCATCGAAAAGTACCGCCAGTTTGTGAAGGAGGAGCAGGTGGCCGCCCAGTACCCCCTCTCTTCCAACAACGATCCCTTCCTGAACGGTGGCTCCGACGTCGAGTCCCGTTACAGTCGCCCCGGCTACCCCACTCGTTACCGACTCCCGGCCCATCGTGGGACGTGGATCGGGGACGAAACCGAGTAACCAACCGTCACCCACCCCGGGAGAACCTAGATGTCCGCACGCGACTTCATGCCCTTTGTATCGGCTACGGGTGGACACACCACTGTTCTCTCGGGTCGCCTCAACGCCTCCGAATCCTTCTACGAAGGCGAACTGGTTGGCATCAACTCCGACGGCGAGATTGCCGAGTTCCCCGCCGATGGAACCCCGGCCCTCGTTGCAGACATGGACACTGCTCGTTCCATCGGTATCGCAGCCGTCCATGGTGATACCACCCGAACGGATGGGTTCGCTCGTACGACAGGCGACCTGATTGCCTACTGGCCGGCCGACGACGGAACGGTGTTCATCACTCGAAACATCACGGATGGTTCTGGTACAGCCGTAGTCCCGACCGGAACGATGGTCGGTTTGGCTGTCCAGCTCGAACACAACAACAGCAAGTGGGCCATCATCCCGGGTGCCGCAGCAACCCGTGGTACCGATGTGGTCGCTACGATCGTGGGTGTCCTCGACTCCGCCAAGAACCCGATCGCCGCAACCGACACAACCACCGGCGTCTACGCCCTTTTCCAGCTCCAGACCAAGTAGGACTAGCCTCGAACTTCCGCTAATCCCCACCCCGGAGAACTGAGATGGCATCTTTCACAAGCCAGCACCCCGACCTCCTCGAATCGCTCCAGAAGCGGATCTTCTTCAACGAATACATGCAGGAGCCGGAGTCCTTCGGTGAGGTCTTCAACGTCGAGAAGTCGACGCGGGCCTTCGAGGACGCCATGAAGGTCAGCGGGCTCGGCTCGTTTGCCCTCAAGGCCGAGGGTTCCCCGGTCGGGTACGACGACCCGGTGAGTGGTCCCCGCAAGCGTGTCATCCACTCGACGTTCGCCCTTGGTGGCCGCCAGACCATGGAGATGATCGAGGACGACCAGTTCAACATCATGTCCAAGATGCCGGCAGACCTCGCTCGCTCAGCTCGGGACCATCGCGAGAACCTCGCGTGGGGTGTCGTCAACAACGGCGGCACATCGACGACCGGCACCCTCGATGGGTTGGCCCTCTTCAGCACCGCCCACCCTTACCTCAAGTCGCAGGGCACCTCGTCGTCGGCCACACAGTCGAATGACCTGACCCCCGCCGTCGCCCTGTCGGTGTCGGGGATCGAGTCCGTCATGAACCTAGCGACGTTGGTGCGAGACGAGTCGGGACGTTTCACTCCCATCAAGGCTCGCCTCAAGTACCTGATTGTGCCGCCGGGTCTTCAGTTCGAGGCCGCCCGCTTGTTGGAGTCGGAGTACGAACCCTTCACCTCCGACAACCAGATCAACACCATGAAGTCCTCGCGAACCGGCGTGCAGGTGAAGGTAGTCCCCTACCTCACCTCCTCCACGAACTGGTTCATGGCGACCGACAAGCGCGAGCACAGCCTCACCTTCTACTCCCGGAAGCCGGTCACGACCGACAGCGGTCGAGACTTCCAGACCAAAGACACCATGTTCGACGCCCACTACCGGGCATCGGCATGTGCTCGCGACTGGCGCGGTGTGTACCGATCGGCCAGCTAGCTGATCGGGGTTTCGTGACCCTCTACGTTAGTGAGGGTGCCTGTCTTGTCCCGCAGGCGAACCAAAGGGACTCGCCCTCCCCCTGCGTGGGGCGCGACTCGAAAGACTCTCCACCCATGGCAGGGTGGGGTTTGATGGCCGATAGGTCACTTGAGAGGAGCCACGGTGCCCGCATTCAAGAAGCGCCTCATGCACAATGTTGGAGATCCTTCCAACCCGAGCGAGTTCTACGGAGCGCCGGTCGGCGACCTTGACGCCTATGGTGATGGTTGGTGGACCCGCAACTATACATTCATCAACACCACTCAAGACTACACAAACCTGTGGCAGTCTGGCGGCAACACCCCGGGTACCCCTACGTGCGTTGCTCCTAGCTCTGGGATCTGGCCGCCGGTTCTGTCTGTCCCTACGACCGCAAACGCCGGGGCCGATACTGTGGTGGTTCCGATTCAGACCACAAGCAACGCGGCGGGGTTGGGTATCCCTCTATCGACTCTCGGCGGATACCGTCGCACTATCGTCATCAAAGGCACAGTATCAATGGTGTCAGCGGACTTGCTTGACGCCGAAGTGTTTTTTGGGATTTCTTGTTTTTCGGCTGCGCTCGCAAGCTGGTGGGCTGGACCCGAATACTCATTGGGTTTCTACAAGCCTGCGGCTTCAGCTAGCATGAACGCAATCCGAAACCTTACGAACGGTGTTGTTGCTTTCTCAGCAGCTACGGTAGACGCTTCGTCGATTGCAACGATGCCAGCCACTGGCGGAGCTGCCCGAAAACTCGATCTCGGGGTAGTATTTACGACTACCTCAACAATCGCAAACATCGGTTACTTCGTGAATGGTACTCTGGTGAAGTCGCTTGTGAGTCAACCAATGACTGGGGGATCGGTTATGGTCGGCCCCGCGTTCGGAATCCAAAACGGCGGGAGCACCGTTCGCACCCTCCACGTCTCCAACCTTTCTTTGGCAATCAAAAACGGGTAGACCACTCTCGACTAACTGAGGCACCATGGACACCAGAAACTTCATCGAGTACCTGAGCTGGGTCTGGTTCACCCTCCTCGTAGCCGCTTGGTTGTTTGCTTCACCAGCCCACGCCGACGTCGCCGCAACCGTAACCAAGACCGTCCATCGTGAGGGCTGCAACACCTACACCCTCTGCAACGCCGAAACTGACACCACCGCAGCCTGCGACAACGGCTCCGACAACATCGTCGCCGACGTGACCGGCAAGACCCAGTTCACGTTCTACGCCACTGAGTCTGGCGCGACGACTAGCCTAGCGTGCGACATCTACTCCAGCTCCAGCGGTTACAGCGCCACCAAGCGAATCGCCGTAACGTCGGCCGCAGCCCTCACCCAACTTACCCTTACTGCGATGGGAACCACCATCATCGCCCCGTTTGCCTACATCTGGGCAGAATGTACAGACATTACAGGAGGAGCGGCTACCGCAACCGTCAAGGCTCTTGCTTGTAGCGGTGAATAGCCATGCTCTACTATCTCCTCCTCATCCTAGCGATCTGCCTAAGCCCACATTCGGGGCTCGCAGCCAAATGGGACACAAACGTCATCAACATCCCCTACGGCTGGACCGACTCGCCGTTCGTGAACGCCGCTGGCGACCGCATCTACTTCATGCACACCCCCTACTCTATCCTCGACTGGGCGACAGACCCTTCCAGTAAAGACCATGTGTACCCGGTTGGGGAATACCTACCCGGTAGTGCAGCTCGCGGTTCGATTTACCCAAAGTTTACCGACCTATTCTACACACAGTGGAATGGGACGAGTTGGAGTAAGCCTACTGGCTTAGGCAACATCAACACCACCGACAACGGAGAGTGTTGTATTTGGTTATCAGACGACGAACTCACCGCGGTGTTTCATCGAGATGGCGCGGATGGCAAGGTAAACGTCCTCGCGACGCGAGCAACCCGGGACTCTACCGTCTGGACCGAGGCATTCTCATTCGAGCCGAGCTTGTGGCCGGCAAACTCCCAAAGCGACTTTCGTGCCGACGTAAACTTTGGTGCCGTCACCGGGGATGCGTATGTAGCCAACGCACGTTCCTCCGGTGTGAGCAGCTACATCGGTCGAATAATGACCGCCACCGACACCGGTAGCCCTCTCTTCTACATCACAATCGCAACCGCCAACTTCGTCGCACAGGATGCTACCGACAACGACGCAGTGTCGTGGACGGGTGCCACCTCGGGATCGGGCACGATCCGCAGCGTCAACAGCTCCACCATCGCCCAAGTCTATATGTCGTCGGGAACCCTCCCGGTGGCCGCCGGTTCCTTCAACTGTGCCAACTGTAGTACCCCCCTGTCGGGCGCATCCGTCACCAAGACCAGCGACGGGTTCAACGACGTGTACGCCATCACCGGGCTCGATTCAGATGCGATCGACGAAACCCAACCCTACCCCGCACGCAACGAGCTAACCCTTCTCTTCAATCGCCGAGGAGCGAGCGGGGCCACCACCCTTTGGCGCTCCACCCGCGCTAACACCAACTCCGCGTGGGGAACCCCTACCCAAGTAACCACGCCGGGGTTCGTTGATGCCCTCGGCCAGTCCCTATGGGGCGAAATCTCAATGGACTCCACCGAAACCTATGCCGTCGCGGTTTTGTTCGATACAGCGACGCCGGGGTGGTCTAGCCGGCTCATCTACTCGACGGGTACCCCCACCACCAGCTTCTCCACCCCCGTATCCCTATCCATCCCGAGGTTCCCCGCTAAATCTCTTCAGGTTAGACCCCTACCTCAGCAGGGTCGTGGAGCACGCCGATGGCCTTTCTGAACTCATTCGCTCTCGCCTGCCTACTCGTCGGACTACCCTTGTCAGCGTTGGCCTACGACACAACGGTCGGCAACTCCGCCAAAGCCCCCGGTAACTACTTCGACGTGCAGGCCAACGACACCAATCCAGCTCCCGGCGGAACCTTCGGGTGTGCAGCCAACAGCGGTGGTGGCTGGCGTATCACCGACGTCTACCAAGACACCACGGGTAAACGAAGGTGGGAGGAGTGTGACGGAACTCGGGTCATGACTGTCCCTAGCCTGTCGGCATTCCATGTCGGGTTTGTGTTCCAGAGCATCGCCCTAAACTCCCTCAAGAGTGGATGCTTGAGGCGATGGCCCGGCACAACTACCGCTGTCACCAACTGTGCTGCCGGTAACGCTCTCACCAACCTCGACAAACTTGGGATCATGCTCGCACGAGCCAGTGCTAACGCCCACCAACCCCCTTACATCAGACACCTCGCCTGCACCATCAGCTCCATCACCGGCGCAAACTCCGACGATGCAATCGCTTTTGAGGTCGTGCAGTTCAGCGGTACCAGTACCCGGAACGTCATCGGTTCGGTAATGACGATGGACTACTCCAAAATCACCTCAAATGAACCCCCTCAAGAGATCGAGATAGACACCTACGGGGTCTACTCCGACGGCGGTATCGGGGTACGGGTCAACCTAGCCAACACCAAAGACACCGACGCATCCGTAACCAGCATCTCAGGTGCGTGTGAACTCTATGGCTACATCTAACCGTTGGTGGATCTCGACGATCGTGTGGGCGCTTTGCGTTCTCGCGACGCCTGCCCACGCACAGTTCTCGTGTCGGTGGCCGGACTGTCTGAAGGATACCACCAGTGGGAGGAGTGCGACCGCCCCCGGTAACTACTTCGACATACAAGCCAACAGCCCAACAATCAACGAGGATGGGTACTTTTGTGACTTCAACGCGGGTGGAGGGCTTCGCATTACTGACAGCATGTCAAGCGACCAATCCGCGGAGCGCCGTTGGATCATGTGTGACGGCGAAGACTTGGTCCGTGTCCCCTCCATGCCTCCATTCCACCTCTCGTTTGCGTTCAGTAACGTGTCGTTCGCCACTCTCCTGAGTAGCTGCCTACCGCGTTGGCCACAGGCAGCCACCTCGGTAACACCCTGTGCCGACGGCACTTCAGTTACTAACGCTCAGAAACTCGGCATAACCGTAAATCGAGCCCACGACTGGCCTTGGCTATCCCCGCTCATCGGTAAACTCACCTGCACAGTTTCGGCCGCTACCGGGGTAGACGCCGGGGATCAAATCGCATTCGAGGTTCTCAAGATGTTTGGCCCAAGCATCCGCCAAAGGTTCAGCCAACCGCTCGTCCTCAACTACACCACTTTGACATCGGCCGACCCAACAGCATCGGCCGACGTCCGTTACGCTTACCTGAACTTCACTTCAGGGGACTCATTCTCAGTAAGAGTCACAACCCAATCGGTTGACACGGGCACTGCAATGACTGCGATCTCCGGTCATTGTGAACTATACGGACACATCTGATGACCCTCGACTCCGCCATCTCCGCGCTCACCGGCCTCCTCGCCACCGCAGTCGGGGCCGGTATCGTATGGGGCGTCGCACGAGCCAAGATCGACATGATTGGCGAGTCGCTCATCGAGTTGAAGCGCGACAACAAAGAGGAGCACGCGACCCTGTGGAGCGGGCTCGGTGACACCGAGGCCCGCTGCAAGGAGCGTGATGGTAAGATCGAACGCGACCTCGCCCACACTCGCACTCGCCTCGACGCCCACCTCGATCAGATCGCGACGCGGAGCACTCAGCCATGAGTGTCCCCTCGCAGGTCGCGTGCTGGCGTATGCACATCAAGGACACGATCACCGCGCAGCCCTGTGACCCCGACCTGTTGCTCGCTCTCGTCTGGCAGGAGTCACTCGGCCGTCCGTGGGCCACACGCGCCGAGCCCGCATTTTGGGATCACTACCTCGCCGGGAAGCCGGAGTGGCACCGTGGCCTCGCAGGCGGCTCGCTCGCCTGCTGGCGTGACCGCGTGTCGCGATCGTACGGCCTCCTCCAACTGATGCCGGCCACCGCGGCGTGGATGGGGCTCGCCATCGACGCCGACCCCGAGGTGCTATTCCGGCCAAAAACCAACCTCTACTACGGCGCAAAGTTTGTGCGCCACCTATCGAGGACGCACGGCGACGAGCGATCGCTTGCGCTGGCGTGGAACGGCGGGGGACGCCCCGCTTACGCGGACGAGGTTCTCGCGAAGCTCGCCGCAGTGAAGGGGACGTGATGGGCAAGAAGTGGTACGCGAGCTTGACGGTGTGGGCTGTGATCGTCGGTGCGGTGCTCGGCGCAGCACAGGAGACGGTCGCTGCGATCGGCGGCGACACGGCCGCGAAGGTGCTCCCGATCCTCGCTGCTGTGACTGCAATCGTCGGCCGGTTCCGAGCCACGGGACCAACCACGCTGTGATGGACGACGGCGACCGCGCGATCGTGCTCGTGAGCCGGCTCGCGGTCGTCGCGTTCCTCGTCCTGTTTTGGGGCAGTGCGATCCTGTGGTGTACGGGCTGCGCAGCCGCGACCGTCGACCCAGACGGCACGGTGCGCGGGTTTGCCGCGGCCGGCGGCCACGTCGAGCGGTGTGTACCGCGTGGCGAGGCCGGCATCATCAGCAGCGCACCACAGGAATGTGTGCGCATCGAGGCACAGTCGATCCCGAGCGCCTTGTTTGGAATGCTGGGGCAGGCAGCGGCCGGCCTCGTTGGGTTGGTGTTCTAACGTGGCCAAACGTACTCGATCCCTCCACCAAGCCCGCGCCGAGAAGGGCACTGGGAAGAACACAGGCTGGCTGCCGATCCGTGAGACACGCGAGAAGTCGATCGAGCCCACAGCGGTCGGCGATCTCACCGAGGACAGCAAGCGCCTGTTGGCTCGTGCGCTGGCGGAGCCTGATGACGACGACCCGATGATCGCGGTGCGTGCCATCGCAGACCCGATCGAGAGACGTCGTGCGCGAGGACGCCTCTACTATCGTGAATCCAAAGCCATCGCGAAAGATCGCCGGATGGTGATTCGGGGGTGGATCTGATGCCCAATGACGTATATCGCAGCTATGTAACCAAGATTCTTGCTGACAACAGGACGAAGAACTTCGTGCAGCGCATTCTAAACCCTAGCATGTTTCCGTCATTGCCTAATCCTGATGGTACTATGTCAACTCACAAGATGTCTTGGGCTGACGATGGCGCAGGCAACGCGATTGTATACCCAACAATCGTGTACGACAACTACACCAAGAAGCTGAGTCGGCTTGAACCACGCGCAGCGATTGATAGAGCAATCAGCACAGGGGAGTTTATCTACTTCCCATCATCAAGATACGGTGGTAAGGCTAAGAACGAAGCTGAGTGGTTTTCAACAAACTACAAACGATATTGGGATAAATGATGGACCGCGCGAAATGGTACGCGCTGACCTTGCAGTCCGTAGTGCTGGCCGCGGTGTGCGCGTTCTGGGTCGGCGTCTTCATGCTGTGCTGCGGCGAGGCGCACGCGGCCTGCCCGGACTTCACTGCACCCCCCACCAAGCAACTCGTCCAGTTTCCCGGCCCCTGCCCCGCTGTCCGCCCCCTCCTGCATGTGGTGGTAGATGTGGGGGTGGCTGTCGAGAACGTCGGGAAAGCGTCTCCGGGTGTCCCCCACCAACTGCGCCCCGACGAGTGTGCGTGGGTGCCTCGGCGGTGGGTGGGGTGCCTTCGATCGAGGTGTGTGGGTTCGACCGCGGACGTGGAGCCCGGCACCTTCACGAGCCCCCGAGGCGGAAACCCAGTCACCACCCTCGTCTGTCCCCAAACGTGGGGTACCCCCTGAGGTAGGGTGGGGTACACTTCACCCCACTAGGTTGCACCGAGTGTGCCGTCGGCTCCGGGATCAGTGGATTGTAGGGGTGCGGTCCCCTCGGAGTCGGCGGCCAATCGGATAGAGGTTTCACCATGCCCAAGGTATTTCGGGAGCTGGTGATCGCCCCCGTGGGCATCAAACACCTCCCTGAACCTCAAGAGAATCAGGACGCCGCCACCAAACGATATGTGGATGACCACTCGGGTGGAGCCCCCGTCGGGGCCTCCTACCTCACCCTCGGCACCAACGCGACCCTAACCGACGAACGTGTCATCACCGCGGGCACCAACATCTCATTTGTGGATGGTGGCCCGGGTGGCCTCCTGACGATCAATGCGTCGGGGGGTGCCATGGCCACCGACACCCTGTGGGACGCAAAGGGTGACCTCGCGGTGGCCACCGCGAACGACACGGCCGTCGCTTTGGCTGTGGGTGCGAACGGATACGTCCTCACCGCGGACAGTGCAGCGGCGACGGGTGTCAAGTGGGCCGCGGCTGGTGGTGGGAACGCCGTCGAGGTGACGGTCGACTTCGGCGCGTCGTTCACACACTTCGCCGAGACGGTCGTCACCGGGCAAGCGTGGGTCACGGGAACGAGCGTGATCGTGGCAACGCCGCGCGCCGCGGCAGGTGAGGTCGAGGAGACAGTGCTGTTTCAGTTCTCGCCGACGGTGAGCGCCCGCAGCGCAGGCGTCGGGTTCACCCTGTCGGTGTACGCGCCGATCGAAGCCAAGGGCACATACACGTTCGCGTGTGTAGGAGTCTGACGAATGAGCGGTATCAAACTCGCGAACGGTACGCCGGCCAGCGCCGAGATGACGGTCGACACGGACGGCAACGCACACGTCAACGTCCCCGCGGATTCCTTGCTTGCAGGGTTCGTCACGGCCGCGTGTGAATCCGACGCTGGCGACGTGACCGGGACGCGCCGCGTCCTCGGCGTCGACATCACGCAGGACTATCGAGTCCGAGTCGGCGTCGACACGCCGTGGTTCAATGAGTGGTTCCCGGGAGCCGCGTTGAATACCGCGCTATGGAGATCGAACCTCACCTCGATGACGGTAACTGTGTCAGGGGGTTTGGTGACGCTAAACGCAGGAGCCAGCGTCACCACAACCAACTCGGCGAACGTTTCCACTTACCGCAGTTTCCCCATCTACGGGACATTCCCCCTGACGACAGAAATCCGCGCGCAGTTCAAGGAAATGCCACAGGCGAACAATATCGTCGAATGGGGATTAGGAGTCTGTGCGGCAACGACGCCATGGGCACCCACTGACGGATGCTTTTTCCGTCTGACTTCTGCGTCGCTTTTCCAGTGCGTCGTATCCTACTCAGGATCAGAAACCGTGTCTTCGTCGCTCGACTTCGCGGCACTTGTTGGAACAGACACAACAAGACACTTCGTCATTCAGATTGATACGGATGAAGTCATATTTTGGGTGGATGACGTCATTGTCGCTGTCGTGTCTGTTCCGGCGGGTGTCGGTCCTTCGGCAAGCGGAATGCTCCCATTGTTTGCGCGCGTTGCGAATGTTGGTGCGGTGTCATCGGCGCAGCAAATCCGAATCGCCTTTGCCGGCGTGAACATCGCGGACGCGGAGAAGTCGAAGCCGTGGGCCGACGTGCTCTGCGGCGCAGGTGGAATGTCTTCGCAAGGTCAGACCGGTGGCACGATGGGAAGCACCGCACTTTACACGAACAGCCTCGCCGCTGGCGCGGGAGCTGCGGCAACTAACACGACTGCTGCCCTTGGTTCTGGCTTGGGTGGACAGTTTGCGTTGCAACCGACGCTAGCAGCAGGAACCGACGGAATTATTTCGTCCTATCAGGTGCCGCTCGGGACGGCCGCGTTGCCGGGCAAAACGCTCTACATAACCGGGATCTACATCGCAGGGCTTGTCACTGCCGCGCTCACCGGCGGGCCGGTTCTCGGTGCATGGTCGCTCGGATACGGCAACACGGCTGTATCTCTGGCGACCGCCGAGGGTGCAGCAACAAAGGCATCGCGACGAGTCCCGCTTGGGATTATGACGTTTCCCGTCACTGCTGCCGTCGGCACGATTGGTACAGGAGTCGTAAGCGTTCAGTTCGCAAGCCCTATCGTGGTGCAGCCGGGTGAGTTCGTTCAGACCATCATGAAAAATCTCGGCACGGTAACATCGGCCGGGGTGATTGTGTTCTTGGTTTCAGTCAACGGATACTTCGAGTGACCGCGATTCACCTCATGCCCGCGCTCAAACCCTACAGGAGAACATAATGTTGCACGTACTGCTTGTGGTGCTGATGGCGGTGGTGCTTAGCGCGGAGGCACACGCCGAAGAGTCGCTGTGTACATCGCTTGGTGCAAACTGCGTGTGCAGCGAGCCACTCAACACCAGCAACTACTCGGCTGGCGGTTGCGGAGGTAGCGAGAACCCCGACGACTCGACCGTGAAGCCTTGCAACAGCACATGCACGCTTTACAACGCCTCTAACTGGACGCCACTGTCGGCTACGGGGTTTGAGCTTCCCGGTGGGATTTCGTACATCGCGCAACGTGGTCCAGAGAACGGTGTCGGCGCTCAGTTGTCGTTTACCGACACCGCGGACGACACAAACACACGTCGTGTCTGCGCTCGCTTCTACACTCGATACTCAGCAGATTACGATGCGAAGGGCGCGAACGGGTGTCAGGCAAACAAGTTCGCAGAGTTCTCATGGGGTGGGTCGAATGCTGCGCTGCACTGGGATTTCGCGGAGAGCACGCTGGAACGATTCACGATCATCAACATGGATGCGGACGGGAACGATGTGGCCGACTCATCCTATAACCTGTCCAAGACGGGAACGCTGACGATCGAGGATTGCCGCAATCAGTGGTGCTACGCCGAGATTTGCGCATCTGGAAACATTTATGCCGGCACGGGCCTCTATGGAGAGGGTCACGTTCGCGGAGTCGAGGACGGCAAGGTTGCCGATTGGAACAAGACTTATGTAGGGAAAGCATGCCCTGCTGGCACTTGCACTGGTGGAGACCTCACAGCAGCGATCATCAATATGTACCGGCAAAACACCTGCGCAGGGAACCGCTACATTACCCACGCGATGATGGCTAAGTGGGACACTGACTCTAACCAGTTTATTGGCCCGACAAGCGAGATCGAGTCTGCCGCACCCGTCGCGAACAAGGTGTTGCGAGTCTCAGGGGAAGAAGGAGCATATTCGTGGCCGTGAAGCACATTGCTGGGTTCATGACTACGTTCACGGCGATCATCCTCGCGCAAGCCTCCCATGCCGCGTGCCCCACTGCGTGGTCCGGCTCGCAGTACGACGCCACCGCTGGTGTCGTGCGATGGTGCGCGCCCGATCTCAATGCCGCGGGCGTCGCGCACCGGCCGGGCGAGCTGGCGCGGTGTGACTGGACGTTCACGTGGACAGGCAGCGCGCCGGTGACGGTGAGCGAGGCGAGCCCGACGCCGGGCACGACCTACCAGTTCAGCGTCTCGTCGGCCTCGGGCCTCGGGTCGGTGCGCGGCCAGTGCTTCAACGCATTGGGTGTGGGAGGCACCGACTGGTCCTCCACCCCCGCGGCGTTCCCCACCGGTGCCCCCGGCCAACCGAGGCTAACCCCATGAGCATCACCCCCACCGTCGCCCAAGTCGGCTACATGGCCACCGGCGTCTGGAACGAATCTAACGACCCCATCCTCGCCACCCCCGCCCCCATCGTTGGCCTTCGCTACGGACCCCTCCCCCGCTCAGGCAACCAAACCGCCTACCTCTACCGTGGTGCCACCCTCACCCTCACCACAGGCGGGTTGGGAGGGTCAGGCACCCTCACGGTTGGGGTGGTGGTTCCCTCGACCCCGCAGGGGTGGCCCACCTTCGCCCCCACCCCATGGTCCACCACCAACCCCCCGAGTGGGGCCACGGTGGCCACGGTGGCCACCGCCACCATCCCCGCGACGTCTGGCACTCCCATGACCCTCAGCCTCGATCTGGGGGCGCTGGGAGCCCCGTACCGGCGGCCGGGGTGGGACGGCTACCTCTACTTCACAGTGACCGCCGACCCCCAGTGCTTCCTCACCCGGTCAACCCCCCTCATCCTCACCGGCGAGGTGCCGATTGAGTCAGGTCGGCAGGGGTACCGAAACGCCTCCGAGCGGCTCCACCGCTGCGACCGTTGTGGCTTCACTCGACCCGTCAACGAGATGGTGGAGGATGGGTGGGCTCGCGGGAGTCTGGTGTGTTCATCATGCTATGATCCGGGGGAGCCGCCCCCGCGCCCTGCCCGCCGTGAATCGCGGAGCTGGAGATAACCGTGGGCTTGATGACCCTCACCGAGCTGACCGAGAACACCCGGTATGCCCTCGACAACCGTTCGGGTATCACCACCGCCCGCCTCACCCAGTGGATCAACTGGGCGCTCCTCCACGTCACCCAACCCCACATCTACCGCCACATCGAACTACTGGAAGATGGGCCGGGGGCAACGATGGTGGCTGGCACCACCAACTACGCGGTCCCCACCCGCCTCATCGCCCCCTACCAAGTCAAGGTTCAGCAGGGGAGCGGCGGCACCTTCTATCGGTGGCTGGAGAACACCACCCCCGAAACCTTCGACCAGTGGCAGTCGTTCCCGACCCCCGAGGGAACCCCCGCCTACTACACCTACGGCCCCACCCGGGCCGTCCGCATCTACCCGGCTCCCGACTCGACGTGGGCTGGAGGGGCGGTTCAGGTGAGGGGGTGGATGCGTCCCAGCCTGTTCGAGGTGAGCGTACCCGACGGAGTGTCCCCCATCGCAGAGATGTGGGACGAGGTGTTGGTGGTGGGAGCCACGGCCCGTGGGTGGCGATCACTCAACGTGCCCGACCGAGCCGAGGTAGCCATTCAAGACTTCGCCACCCTCGTAAGCGACGTGACACCGGTCATGAAGTTGGCGGGCGAACGTGGGATGCGAATGTCGGTAGACCCGCAAGCAACGGGTGGGTATGGCAGGAGGGGCATGTGAGCAAACTGACAGCGGCCATCCTCGCCAACCTCGAACGTCTCGACCCCCTTCGTGCGGCGGTAGCCGAACGGGGTCGCATCCACGAACACCTCCAAGCTGCTCGCGCCAGCCTCCTCTTATCACAGCAGCGGGTAGCCGAGCTGAAGAGCACCCTCGACAAGCTGGATCTGAAGGTGGAAGCGATGGCGACCGACATCGAAAAGGCCCTCGGGGACATCACCGGGCCGTAGGAGTCAGAGATGGGTGAGAGTTGGGATACCACCTTCAACAATACTCCGGTGGACGGGGATGGTGCGGGTGGTGGCAACGAGGAGATCCAAGACACCCGCAAGGAAACCGCCAACCGTGCCAACACCGAGCACGCTTGGAACTCCACGTCCATTGATGGTGAGCCGATCGACACCGGCCGCCATCGGGAGGGGTCAGCCCGCGCATTCTATGAGTCTGCCCAACCCACCACCCTCAAGGCGGCCGACTACTCCCCCACAACCTCCACCAGCCCCAACAACGGCTCGAACGCCCTCGACCCCGGCCGTCTATGGGTAGACTCCGACAACAAGCAGCTCTATGTGAACACGGGGGCGGGAGCCACATGGTCCCCTGTGACCACGATCCCCGCTTCGGGGTCGGGCTCTGTCCCTGCCAACCGATTCATCAACCCCTATCTCAACATCAACCAGCAGTTTGGATCGACGGCCACCACTGCGTCCGCCGACCTCACCACCACCCCCCTCTACACAGTGGATGGTTGGTATGGGTATGTGAGCGAGAGTGGGGGGATGGCCGTCAAGCAACGACTCGACACCGGGGTCGTACCGGCGTTGGGCGACTTCACGACGGCGGGTGCCACCTACATCGTCCCCCATGGTTCCCTCCGTATGTATATGGACACGGCGGACGGTGCATGGAGCCCCAGCACCTCTACCACCGACGTCATCCGTATGTCACACCCCATCGAGGGCCACCGCATCCGAGACTTCTTCGGGCGTACGGTGAACATCTACTTCTGGTTCAGGAGCACTGAATCAGCCACCTACACCCTCGCTCTCCACTCCACCGGCAACGCTCGTTACTACCTCACCAACTTCACGGTGGTCGCCAACACTTGGACCCTCGTCTCCAAGACGGTCAACTGGGACACCTTCTCGGGAAGTTGGGACGTCACCGAGAACCGAGGGGTGCTGGTGAGTGTGGTGTTGGCGGCTGGTAACGGTAACGAGTCGGCCGTATCAGAAACATGGACGACGACAGGTGGGTCGGCGTGGAGGCTGACTGGGGCCACCCACACCTTCCCGACCGGCGCTAACTCCGCGTACATGACTCTACCTGTGATCGGGTTGGCGCTGGCATCTGGTAACTACCAGATCACCGACATCGGTTACGAGGTGGAGGCGTGCCAACGCTACTACCAGAAGAGCTACGACCTCGCGACGAGAGTTGGGACTGCACCCAACACGGTTGGCATATGCCAATCCGGTGGAGACGGGTTTGAGCTTCAGCTTGAGGTTGGTGGCGGTAGCGGTCCTACCACCCGAGCCCAACTAAAACCACTAGCTCAACGGTGTCAGGTATGTTTCCCGGTTCGGATGCGAACCGTACCGACTGTAACAATGTGGTCTACGGTAACCAGCGACACGAGTGGAGTGGTATATTCCGCTCAGCAAGGAATCGACACCAGTGCTGCGGTATCCGCTCAGGGTACTGGAGAGAGGGGGTTTGCGTGCGAAACCACCCCGAATGTTTGGGGGACTCCAGACACCAGCAATCCCGTAAACATCACCATTGACCCTCGCTTCTGGTTTCACTGGGTCGCGGACGCTCGCCTCACCTAACCCACCCCAAGGAACCCGCGGTGCCCACCAACTTTGGCCGCAACTACAAACGTGACCGCCAACGCTCCGCCTATCGGTCGCGCGCCAACACCCTCGCCCGCAAAGAGGTGAGGGCGGTCCCGCCGTGGAAGGGTTACTGCCCCGACCTCCCCATCGACATGTGTGATTGGTCCACCTTCAAGAAGGCTTCGGGGATCATCTCGTCCGAAGGAGCCCTCGTGAATGACGATGGGTGGGTGCGTTCCTACGACGTCCTCGGCTCCAACCCATTCCCTCTCGGCAACACCGCCACCCTCCCCGCCAGCACGGGGTCCGCGGTGATCGGTTTGTGGCAGTGGCCTGCCCAGTCGGTCGTCTCCGAACTGCGGTTGTTTTTGGTGGCGGTGACGGCCGGGGATGGAGCCACCATCAACTCGGCGGTGATCCACACTCGGGACGACACAGGGGCGTGGATTTCTCGCAAGGCTGCCGGCACCTTCGACGACGCCACCATCCGAGCCACCACCTTCCATGGTGCCCCTCTGTCGGACGCCAGCCAGTTGTGGGACTCCGCGGTGTTTGTTGGGGGGTGTCCGAACCGAGCCCGTCCCATCCAAGCCCAACCCGCCGGCTCCCACACCCGCCTCACCGGGACCGAGTCGGGTCCCGGTGTGTCGTCAGTCACCACCTCCCTCAACATCAACCGCTCCTGTATGGTGATGACCTGCGGTGTCGATTCCCCCGTCCTCGTCATCTACCACAACGACTCGAACGACCTTGAGTGGGGCCAACTAACCTCGTTCGGGGGTGCCCTAAACAACACCGACGCTACGACGTGGATGGCTCGCAGCTTCTCTGCCCAGTCGGTCTGCAACTTCGACGAGCGGGCCATCTTCGCCAACACCACCGAATGGCAGGGAACCTCCATCAAGAACTTCCCCCAGCGCGTGAGGTGGTCAGCCATCGGCGATCCCTCGGTGCTGGAGTTCATCGACTCCTACACCGACGCCGACGGCTCGGCGTACGACTGGCCGGCGGTGGGTGTGACGGCGGGGGCCCTCGACCTCAACGAGTTCTCCCGAGAACTGGTTCGAGTTCTACCGATCGGTGACAAGGTGGCGGCGTATGCGAGAGACGGGATCGCCTTCCTCGTGCGTACCGACAACGTGGACGAGCCTTTCTACCGTACCTATGTGGAGCGGCGGCGGGGGGCCATCGCCTCCCGGGCAGTGTGCCCCGTGAGTCGAGACATCCACTTCTTCATCGGGGAAGATGGGTTCTTCCTCATCGACTCGGAGGGGTCAGTCACCCCCGTCGGCATCAATGAGGCTGGTGCCCACAAGTGGAACGACACCTTCTTCTCTACCCTCGCCACCCAGTCTCGCGATCGCATCACCTGTGCGTACGACTCTCTCCGCCACTTGGTGAGGATTGCGTGGCCGGCGGGCTCGGGTGAAACGGTGTCTCCCAACCGAATGTGGAACCTCGACATCGCCACCGGCAACCTTTGGCCCGACGAATACTCGATCCACTACCCCACCTACCTGTCGTTTGCCGACACCCTCTCTCAGAGCGCGGTTACATGGGCCGCACTCACATCAACATGGTCGAGTGAGGTCCGAACGTGGGCCGACTTTGGTGCCAAGTATGCGTTCGCCCGCGGGTTGTTTGGGACCGCGGGGGGTGTCGTGTTTGGGTACTCTGACCTCACCCACACTCGGGACGGCCAAGAGCCGTTCTGGCAGTTGGAATCAAGCCCAACCCACCATGGCGACCCCACCCTCTACAAAACAGGCGATTTATTGTGGGGGGAGTACGTCTACACAGGCCCATACGGCTACCTGATGGGTTTCTATGATGGGGAGGGTACCCGTGACACCCACCTCATCGCCCTCCCCACCACCGCCACGCTGGGTTCCCTCCAAACGGTCTACACCGACCACCGTCTCACCCACACCCACCTCGGGTGGACCATTACCGGGTCTGGGGCGGTGAGGTTGGAATCCGTGAAGGGCCACCTGATCGTGAGTGGGGACGCCAAAATCCGAGAGTGATGTTGTCCCCACGGGGTGGTATGCTTGGGTGCAGCCACACCCCGAGGTAGTCAGCATGGCATGGGTAGCCCCCCTCATTGGTGCAGCCGGCTCCATCGCCGGTGGACTCCTCTCCGCCAAGTCGAGTAGCTCGAAACAGAAGGCTTCCAGCCCTCAGCTAACCTCCCTCACCCCCACCGACCCCCTCATCCGAGAGCTGCTTGGGTATGGGAGGGTGGGGTGGTACGACGTGGGGGGAAAGACCCAACAGTCCACCAAGCACCTCGTGAACCCACTCGGTCAGTATGGGCAGGACTTCTCGGGGTTCGGGGGATTCGACTTCTCGCCGTGGGGTGGGAAGGTGGTGGATCTGTCGGGGACCGGGGGGTATGGCTCGGGGAGCCAGCTCCCGTTCGGGAACTCGGGAGCCCCCTCCGCCGGCCGAGGCGGTATCTCAGTGAACCCTCTCGCTTCCACCCTCGTTGGTGGTGGGTTGGCGGGTGTCACCGGCGGTTTGTCTCTCATCCCCGGCGTCGGATCTACCATCACCAAAGGACTCTCGAAGCTCCCCCTCGTCGGTGGCCTCTTCGGCAAGAAGAAGAAGAGCAAGGTCAAATACAAAGAGCAGGATGAACGAGTCAACTACGGAGTCTTCAACCCCACCTACGAGGGTCTAACCCCCTTGCAGGCCCTTGGCCGTGCCTACGTCTACGGGGACACCCAGAACCGCTACCAGAACGAGGTGCCCCTAGCCTCCCTCGAACAGGCTGGGTCAGCCATGAACGACTGGACGACAGGGCCACTCGCCGACGTCGTGCGTCTCGCCGACGAGTTGGCTCGTACCGGCAACCCCACCGACATCTCGTCCATCATCAAAGCAGCCCAGCGGCGCTACCAGACCGAAGACCTCCCTGCCATCACCCAACAATATGCTCCCCAAACCGGCCTCTTCTCTACCGACTTCCAGAACGCTTCTCAGCGGAGGCTGAAAGACATCGAGACCGAGTTGGGGCAGCTCGACTACAACGCAAGGGAGGCAGCGGCTCAGCGACGAGTGCAAGGTATTCCCATCCTGTCGGCGATGCGGCAGGCCAACGTCGCGATGCCTGTTAGCTACGCCCAAGACGCCTTCAACCTTGGGAGTCAGATCGAACAACTCACCCCCTCCGCCCGTATGTTCCAACAGTTGGGGGGTCTGTCGAACCTCGCCTCCCAACAGAACTACGTCCAACAGGGCTACTCGCCGTTTGGGTCGGCCTCCAACGCCAGCTTGATGGGGTTGGCAAGTGCGATCCCTCAGATTGCTTCAGGGGTGAAGGATATTGTGGGGTTGTTTCAGAAGCCCAGTACGACCACCCCCACCACCCCATAAGGAGACAGCCGTGGATGAGCCCAAGTTTGGATACCTCGACGGTCAACCGGCCCTCACACCCCCTTCCACCACCGATGCCGCCATGGGATACATCAATCCCACAACGGGCCCACGTCCGTTGGGATGGCCCACGGCTCCCAAACCCGGCTCCCACCCGGGCCTGCCACCGGGGATGTCGCCGGGGATGGGTGGAATAGGTAGCCTCGCCCAACTGTTGGCGACCCGCGACATGATCGACCAGATGTTGGCGGGGATGGGGTACACCAAACCCGTGACCGACCTCCCTGCGATGGTTCCCACCCAACTCGCTCAGCAGATGCTCGGTGCCAACTACTCTCCGGGAGTGGCGGCCCCGGGAGGCACCGGCAAGGTCCACTTCACAGGCGGCCTTACCCACCCCAACCCGGCCCTCACCGACCCCACCGGTCCCCGCTTGAGTCTCATCGCCAACATCCTGACCGCCCTCGGCAACCTTCGCGGGACCGGGAAGGAGTAGTCGTGGCTGTGACCCGTAGTGCTCAAGTAGCCGAGAAAGCCCAACGGGAGGCTGAGGTGGCCGCCCAGTTGGGTCCGGTCGAGGCAGCCCAACTCAACCAGCTTCGCGCTACCTTGAACGCCCAGCTCGACACCCGAGAAGCCGAGCAGAAGGCCCAGCACGCCCAACTCAAAGCTCGTGCCAATCTCGTCTCCAACGAGGCCAGCCGACGTGCGAAGGCTGAGCAGATGGCCGCGGATGAGGCCGAGGCCGAGGGCATCACCCCCCCGGCTCCCCAGCAGATGAACCCCGCCAACCCGGCGGGCGGCATTCCCACCAACCCCTACGCCGAGTTGGGAGGGGTGGCGGGCTCTCTGGCTACGAACGGGCAGGCGGCCCCCACCGGGCAGGGAGGTGGCGTCCTTGGGGGTGCCGGGGTCCAGCAGGGGATGGTGGGGCAGGTGGCTGGCGGTCAGCCGATGGCTCCCGGTGCCGTGCAGGGTGGTGGGTTGTTTGGGGTACCCCCAACCCTCACCACCTCCCGAAACCGCAACACCTCAAAGCCGGTGTTGATGCCCGACGGAACCTTCCGAATCATCAACACCAACGAAACCAGCCGGGAGACGACCCCCAACGCTCTCACTCCCTACCAGTACGGTCAACTGATGAACGACGCCGCCAAGACCAAGCAGGAGGGGTGGGTCAAGTTGCGGGATCGGCTCGCCTACCTGACCACAAACATCTCCGACAAGTCTACGGTTGACAAGGTGTTGGGAACCATCCTCCCCAACCTGAGCGACGACCAAGTGGTTGACTTTGTGCTCCAAACCAACTTGGAACAAACCAAACTTCAGAATGAAGGAGCATGGCAGAGGTCAGGTGACACCTATCGACGCAGGTCGGAGATTCCCCTTGGTACCACCCTTACCGCTCCATCCCGATCCACCAACATCAACGCCAACATCATCATGCCGGGCAAACCCACCATGAGCATTCGGTCCGAACTCCAACATCAGATCAACGTAGGGTTGAGTGCGATGAGTGGGTTGAAAGACATGCGCGACAGGTTTGTGCCTGAAGCTCACACCTTCTACGGACAACTCAAGCAGTGGGGTTTGGAGAAGCTCGACAAGGCAACCATCCTACAAGAGTTGGCTGCGAGGGGCGAGGCTGGTAAAGAAGTTCTCAAAGGCTACCTAGAGTATTCCTCCTACCAAAACGCCAACCGCGAAGCATTCTCGAAGTGGTTGTATGAAACCGCCGGCAAACAACTCTCCGACTTCGAGATCAAGTGGATGGAGAAGGTGTGGCCGAGTCTGGAGGGGATGGGGCCCGAGAAGGCGAGACAGGTCATTGACGACCTCTACCGTAAGCGAGGGTTGGCGGTCATCCGAAGTCAGGCGCTCCTAAACGGTGATTTTGTCGACCCCGACCTCACCCAGCGATATCTCGACTCCAAGGATGCGGTCGACCGCAACGAACTCTTTGCGGATCGTAGATTGAGTCTGGAGGGGATGGGGACTTATGTGACGGGTAAGATCAAGGAATACGCCATCCAGAACAAACTGACCCATAACTTGCAAGCAGCGCAGGATGGATGGTTGGCAGAGCAAGGGTTGTCGCCTGATACCCTCCCTCGACTTTCCCCTAAGCTACAGAGGTGAGCGATGGCCGAACCTACCGATCCCATCTATCGACCGACCGCCAGCCGGTTTCGTGACTATGTGAAGGTGGACCCCAACGTCGTCGATGTCCGCCCCAATGAGCCGCCGCCGCCCACCACTAAGGTTGGGATGGGAGAGGCTATCGCCGGCACAACAGATCCCATGGCGCAGGTCGATCCCGAGGGGTTGGTCAGCCTCGAAGAGTATGAACGGATGATGCACGCCGCCGACCACCCCGGCTCACCGGCCGCCATCGCGTACGAGGTAGAGAGAGCCGGTAGGACGGTGAAAGATCACCCCGATGTCTTGCGGGATGCCATCACTACGGGATTGGGGGCAATCGCACCGTTGGCAGCCGAAGCCCTCCTTACTCGATTTGGTATCTCAGCTCTCACCCTCCCTTCCTACACCGACGCTCGTCTCTTCCAACTAGGGAAGGCTGCCACGCATGGCACAATGTCGAAAGCCGAGACGCTGAGTTCAGCCACTCGTGCGATGACCGAAACCTACCGTCAGCTAGGGAAGATGCCGGGAAGAATCGCCGCTCGGGCGGGTGTGTCGGGGGCTGGGACCGCAGCCGCCGGCTACGGTTACGATCGCCTCCTTGGGAACCAGACCAGTGCCGGGCAAGCCGCCGTCGATTTCCTCGTGGGGGCGACAGGGGAAACTCTCCAGACCGGGATTGCCCCGGCCCTTTCCTTGGGTGGGGAGGCGTTGGTAAAGGGCATGAAGAAGCTCCCGTTTGCCAACAGGGTGGTAGCACCATTCGCCTCCTCCGTGAACCGTGACGACGCCGCCGCTTACTACTATCTCCACACCCTTGGCAGAAAGCCCGGGAAGATGGGTTTGCCGACCCCCGGTCAGCTCACCCCCGAGGGTACCCCTCCTCACCTCGCCGAGGGTGTGAGTGAGATTGGGATATTCTCCAATCCCATGATGCGAGCCAACCGCCGAGAAGTCGAGCAGATGGCCACCGACAACGTGAACAGCATGGTCGAGAAGCTGGCTGGCCCCGACTACACGTTTGACCCGGTGTCGGGAGCGAGGATTGATCGACCATCGTTTGGCAGCATTCTCAAGGACCGAAACCAAATCGCGAGGGACACCGTTCGGACCCAGCGTGATCTGTTGTATGGGGAGGTGGACGAACTCGCAGGGGCAGCCGGAGAAGCCGATGACTTTGTGAACTTCAAGGGTCTCAAGGCGGTAGCCGGTGACTTGGAGGCAAGATATGGGCCTCATGGGCCGGGACTACAGAGTTCGGTTGGTGGTGTGAAGGGTGTCATTGAGGAGATCCTCAATAAGTCCAACCAGATGACCGAGGCGGAGAAGGTCGTGCTTCGGGAGGGGTTGGGGATCGCAGAGGATGAAGCTATCCCTCGTGTGAAGGTTCCCTTTACTCGATCGTTCAGCGACGCCCGCACGTTGTTGTCGGGGTTGAAGTCTCTCAAAAGGGATGCGGTGTCCGGGGTTCCCTTCACCAACACCCAAATCGGAGTCATCTCCAAGCTGAAGGGTGCCGCCGAGGCAGACATCGACCGAGCACTCAGTGAACTCGAAAATGGTGTCGATGTACGGGTGGCTCTCGACAACGTGGACCACTGGTACGCCAAGACCAACGAGATGTTCGAGCAGCGGCTCACAGAAACCATCTCCAAACTCGCCACCCCTGCGGAGATTGCGGAGGCTGCCCGCAAGGCTGATCCCGACGAACTTGAGAAGATCATCAAGATTATTCACACCCACGATGGTAACTCCGCCTCTCGTGCGAGAGCCGCCAACACCATCCGGCGAATGCAAGGGGAGTTCCTGTCGGATTGGATTGAGAGGAGTGGGGTCGAAAACCCTACGGGAATGGGGATCGCCGACTCAGCCACCCAGACGACCCGAGCCTATAAGGACATTGACGGTACGAAGCTCGAACGAGAGATGGATCGGTGGGGAGGTAGGGGGGATCGTCGGGTTGAACTCCTATTCCCCAAGCAAGAGGAACGAAACTCCGTTCGACTGGGGATGCGCGCCCTCGCCATCTCTCAGCGGTCTGCCTCCAAGCATTTTCCCGGTGCGGTCGCTCTCCAGCTTGTTCAGGCAGGCGCTGCTGGTGCCATGTTGGGGTTTGGGCCCGACCTTGGGCAAGGGGCCAACTATGCCCCTTACGCTCTCCTCACACCTATTGGGATTGGGCTAGCCATGAAGAATCGAGCGGTGTCTCGATGGCTCACCGTGGGTGCGACGTCGATCCCCGGGACGGCGGCCGGCATCCGAGCTTTCGCCCAGTATCTGCTTGCCCTCAAGACGGAGGGGATTCTTGATAACCCCGAGGCGGTGCAGGTGTTGGAGCCGGCGGCCATCGATCAGATCCTTCGTGATGCCAACAGCACAACGCCGCCCCTCGACTCCGCTCAGACTGGGCGATCCATCAAAAAGCCCGGCTCCGGTGTTCCCGGGTTGTTTGGTAGTCCAAATCGCTAGGAGTAGACTCCCTTTATGCACCCCACACCCCTCCTCCTCGTCAGTCACGGACTAGAGTTGCTTCCCCTCGCCAACCGCCTCCAGCGGCAGGGGGTCGACGTGGCCCTCCACATCCACCGGGACCGTTTCAAGGAGGGGTGGGGGCCCACCTCCCTCCACTCCCTGCCCACCAACCAACTAGAGGTGGTGGCGAGGGAGGTGATGGCAGGGACTCGCCACCTCATCGCTACCCACCGTCGCATCCTACCCCCAATCCTCACCCCGATCCCCGAGGGGGTGATGGGGATGGTGGGTGGGGATGTCCCCGGGGGGAGGGAGCATGGGATGGGGCTCCTCCTCCAGACTCAGGTTGGGGATGGGGAGCCTGACGTGGTGATGGTGGTGGGGGCGATGGGGGCGTGGGATGGTGGGAAGGGACCGGGGGTGTGGGGTGGTGCCCTCGCGGTTCGGCTCGCCCCCGATCATCCCCTCCACAAACGATGGGGGTCGATGGCGACGGCGGTCGACACCCCCACCTACTACCCCCTCCTTCCTGACCCCGACGGCGGTCCCCCCACCCTAGAGTTGGGAGAGGGGTGGGCTTTCCCGACCCGCTCCCTCCTCTTCAACCTGATGATGGAGATGGGGGATGGGGAACAGTTTGGGATGGTTCTCCCCCTCTCGCTGGCCCCGTGGCCCACCATCGCCAACACCCCCTCCTCGGCCGACCTCCCCCTCACCCTCCCCGACGCCGCGTGGAAGCACCTCCATCTTCACGATGTGAGGGTGGACCCCGACCGTCGGGAGGTGGTGACGGGGGGTAGGGATGGGTTGGTGGGGGTGGCGGTGGCCGCCGGCAACCTCCCCCATCTCCTCACCCAGCAGGTGGTGGCGGTGGCCGGGATGGTGGCTCGGCAGATTCCCGGCCTCCAGTGGAGGGGTGACGTGGGGGACATGTGGGGGGACACGCTGGCGGGGGTGGTAGGGTGGCCCCCCTACCCTCACGAGTCCCCCGATGGTTTGGTGGAGGGTAAGGGTACGGTGGTCCACGGGGAGTCGGCCGGCGGCCCGGGAGCCGTGGCAAGCGGGTTGACTCCATCCACCCAAGCCTCCCCATCCACCTCGTCGGGGACCACCGACGCCATCTGAATGGCCTTCTTGCCGACTTGATCCACCCACACCCTCACCGCACCACAAGCAGCGAGGGTGGTGAGGATGTCGTCGAACTCTCGCTTGCCGCCACACAGGTGGTAGCTCTGGGCGAGGAGGCTGGTGATGGGGAGGGTTTGGGATGCCGACCTCCTCAGCAGGGTTAGGACGTGTTCGTAGATGCGAGATCGAGCGTGAGCCCCAATGAGGCGGAAGGCCGCGGGGTAGCTGCGCTCCTCGGCGTCGAGGATGGCGAGGGCGTGACGCATCGTCTCGTCGGTGATGGTAGTTGAACCCTGCGAGAGGGTGAGGACACCCGCCAGTTTGTAGAGGTGATCTCCCTTGCGAGCGTAGTAACCTGACAACCACGTCTCATCTTGGTTTAGTTCGTAGTGGCGTCGATACCACTGTTTGAACCACGAGATGGCCGCGGGGGTCCGAATCAACTCGGTGCGGGGAGCGGTCGCCAACCTCGCTAACCACTGCGCTAGCTCGTTCTCCATGAGGGGATCGAGAGGGGCCGGTTCATCGACAGGGGCTACCGATCTCCCCCGATATGCGAACACCCACCTACCCATGAACCCGCCACCAAACATGTCGCGGGTGATGCCCTCCCTCAACCAATCGAGGGTACTACCCAACACTATGTTGAGGGTGACGTTGTGGAGTTTGAAGTCACCGCGGGTGATGGTGCCGGCCTCGAAGTTGTCTTTGGTATAGAGAGCGGTGAGGAGGTGGATCATCACGGAGGGAGCAAACAGGTCTTTGCCGATGAGGGTGACAGCCTCGTCGGCGGCAAGGTAGCCACAGGCATCGGGGAACACCGCCACTTGGGAGTCGAGTCCTCGGTCTACCCATGTGGGTTCGTGTTTGAGGAGCTGGATGAGACGCTGGGGGGTGATCTGCTCGGGGAGGACGGTAACGGTGTCGGTGGTCGCGACCGAGGTTTGACGGAGGATGTGCTCGTTCATGTTGAGGATGAGGGACTGGGCTGGTTTGATGGCGGTCGTCTTACCTGAGCCGGTTGGCCCCAACAGAAACACATAGTGGTTCATGTAGAGGACGTTGTTACCGCGGTCGATGTAGAAGTTGCGGCGGGCCGCCGTCCCCAGCGCCGACACCCCACACCAAAAATGCCACCCGAGCGGCACTTGATTCTCGCTCACATACTTGAGATATGTACCGAGCCAACCGTCGGTAGGGAACAGCTCACCGATCGGGGCTCGCCCAGCACTAACCGGCCGTTGTTCGACGGGACGAATCGCCCGCCGTATCTCAAACACCTCGTTGAGGCGCAGGACGGCGTGAAGGCGATCGACAGTCATCCCGAGAGCGCCGGCCACTCGTTGGTGGAGGGCTCGCACCCGATCCTTCCCAAGGAAGAGGATGCTGGGGTTGGAGAGGGTGAGAATGAGGGAAACCCTCACCTCGGTATCGGTACGGATGACGGGGGAGTCGAGAACTTCGTTGAGAGCATGGAGGGCGGCTTTGGCACGCTCGGCAGCATCATGCAGGGCGATCGGGGCGGGGAGACCAGAACCCGCCGCCGCCGTGTCGTTAGGGTTACTCAAAGGGAGCCTCCGGGGGTCACTGGCAGTGTAGTCGATTCGGGTGTGGAGTTGGACCCCTAGATGGGGCGGAGGGTTCCCCACGACCTCCCCACCTCGACATCGACGGCGAGGGGGAGGTCAGGAATCTCGGGGCGGGGGCACGTCATAATGGATTGCATGAGGGAGGCCCACCGATCCACCTCTCCCTCAGGCACCTCGGCCACGAGGGAGTCGTGGTGTTGGAGGATGATGGGGCATCCCCTTCGGTGCAGCTCCACCTGAGCTTCGCTGATGAGGTCCATGGCGGTCGACTGGCAGGGGTAGTTGAAGAGTTGACGTTCCACCTCGGGCCCCCACCCCGAGAAGTATCGCTTCTGGCCGAATGGGTTGGTGTAGGTACGAGATCCCCCGGGGGACAATACCTCCCTCACCACCCTCTCCCTCCAAAGGAGGACTTGGGGGTGGTTGGCCATCCATCGGTCTTGGGCTACCCGCAGCTCGGTGCGGGTCTGGGAGATGGTGGGGGGCAGCCGCTCAGCACATCGAGGGCATGGGCAGAAGAGTTTGGAGTGGACCGACTCGGCCTGCCCCCCATACAAGCAAACCCCATACAGGAACACCTTGGCAGCGTTGCGGGCCGCTTTACGCATGGTGGGGGTTAGGGTTTCCCAGTGGGTGGGCGACCACCCAAACAGAATGAGGGCGTTCATGGTGTGGACGTCCCCACCCTGCCGGAACGTTTCCAGCATGGTAGGGAGCCCCACCACCCACGCGAAGATGCGAGCCTCTACCTGCGAGTAGTCGGCTGACACCAAGAGGTGTCCGGGAGCCGCCACAAACATGCTTCGACACTCGGAGGGGTATTGGTGGATGGCGGGCTCGGTGTAGGACCATCGGCCGGTGGCAGCCCCATACATGCGAAGACGGGGTCGGACTCGGCCGTCCCGGTCGATGGGGAGATCGAGGTAGCGAGAGAGGATGGTGGAGAGGCGAGAGCGGTGGAAGAGGGCGTGGAGGATGGGGATGGCTCCCTCGTACTTGCGGACCCCCTTGATTCGCTTGAGGAGACGGTCGAGGGAGTCTTGGTTGGTGGAGGGGGCTCCCTTTGCGGTGCGAGACACCAACGGCAGACCGAGGCCAGCGGGGGGTGCTCCATGCAAAAACTCGGCTCGTTGTTTGGGGGAAGCGAAGTTGAGGGTGGGGGCCACCTCCCTCACCACCGCCTCGGTTTCCTTTAGCTCGGCGGTTAGCTGGCTGCGAAGTCGCGATACCTCGGCGGGGTCCACCCTCAAACCACGGGCAGCCATCGCCATCCCCGCCTCCACCCGGGGGACGATGCGGTTACGCCAATAGGGGAGCTGGTTGTTGGAGCGGAGTTCGCGGGTGAGGACGTCGTGGAGCTGGGCTGTCCAGTGGAGGTCGAAGGTGTTGTAGAGGTGGAGTTGGGTGGGGGGGACCGCGAGGGTGGAGATGTTGGGGTGGGCGGTTCCCCACCCAACCTTCCCCTCGGGGTGATCCCCCCACGGAGCTGTCAGGTTACGACAGATGCGGTCGAGGTCGGTGGTCACTCTCCGTCCTCATCGCCGTCGGTGGTTTCGGTCGGTGCGACGATGCGGGGTCGGAAGGTGGGAAGCTGGTTGGGGGCAGAGGCGGGGTTACGACAGAAGCGCGCGAACACACACTCCCTCTGGTACGAGAAACACTGGTCGTTGAAGAGGCCACGGAGGGGGAAGGTTCGGAAGGCGGCTTCCATGGGGTCGGCCCCACCCTTCACCCTGATACCCCACACCCCCATATGGTTGTCGATGGCGTCGAGGGTTCCTTCCGCAGCCTTCACAAACTGGTGGAGGAGGTCGGGAGAGTGGGAGATGGGGGACCGCAGGAACTCGGGTTGACGGGACGACTTGGTGTGTTTTTTGTGGGCGATGTCGAGGAGGATGGCGTTGGCGGGCTCCGCGTGGTGACTGTTGACGAGGTGGAGGAGGGCGAGGGGTTGGGCCTTGAGGGAGTAGGTTTGGAGGGTGCTCGATACCCTCGATGAGGTTTTGCGCTCACACACCATGAGGATGCCGTGGTAGCGAACGAGGGCGTCGATGCGCGCCGTCATGATGCGGTTGCCGACCGGGATCTCATACTCGACTTCGAGGGCGGGTTCCCCGGACGGGGTAGCCAACAGTTTGAGGTGGTCCTGCTCGGGAGCTAGCCCGCCCTTTCCGAAGTGGCGCTGGTAACGGTGGACCATGGCAACGGTATCCTGTCGTTCGACCACCATGGCGTCGGGATCGGCCCACTCCGAGGCTCGGGCCTCGAACTCCGACTCGACTTTGGCGACCGCCCGGTCGATGTCCCACTCGCCGGTGTCCGCACCATCGCGCCACCCCGACCGATACAGCTCTTCGATGCCGGCGTGGTAGGCGGTGCCGGTGAGGAGAGGGTTGGGGGTGTGGTGGGTGGTGAGGCCGGTGGGTTCACCGGCGGGGCCGCCCGGGTAAGCATACCGGAAGAACCATCGGATGGGGCAGGCCACAAACTCTGAGAGGTAGTGGACTCCCATGCGGGAACCCCCACCTCCCGCCATCGGGGTGTAGGTGGCAGGGGTGTCGGTGGGAGAGGGGGTGGCGGTATCCATACGGGTACACATGGGGTGCTCCTATGGTGAGGGGACGGTGCGACGGTTTGGTTTGCTGGGCAACGCCACGCAGGGCGACGGGACGGTCGGCTCCGCGAAGCTCAGCGTCGAACGGCTGTGCATCACGAGGAATCGGCACGGGTCGCGACTAGACCCAGCTTGTTACCATGAACCTCCCAAACGGCCCACCCTTCTCGGGTCGGAACGCCCCTAACCCAATCCTTCGACCACCCTCCACCAACAGTTGGTTGACGGTAGTGACGGCGATCGCCTCGTCGTCAATCTCCAACACAAACTCACACTCCCATCGGTTGAGACGCGCACGGTGGCACATGACGCGGGCTTTGGTGACGGGGTTTACAATCGCACGACTATCTACCTCGATGTGAGTAGCCCGAGTCGTTCCCGAGTCGTATAGGGGAAGTTCGTCCTCGGAGACGATCACCACCCCCGGGATGATATACTTGAGGCTTCGGCGGGAACCCTTCTGTTTGTGGGATGCGCCAGCCTCCCTCAGAAGGCGGCTGATGGATGCCCCGGGGATGTAGAGGTTGCCGTCGGCATCTCGGTAGGCAGCATGCTCGGCCACCGTACGGGGGTCTTCGTCTTTGACGTGGACAGGGCGGGCTCCCCCGATCGAGACAAGAGAGGAGTCAGCGAATCGGTGCATGAGAAGAGGAGTGATACCTTCGATACGGACGATGATGGACTTCATGGGGTACTCCAGTAAGGGTTAGGGTTTGCTTTGCACGGCTGGGCTCGGCTTTGCTCGGCATCGGTCCGCTCGGCCTAGTCATCTCGATGGAAACCATTGGTGGTTGGGAGGTTCCATCCGGTGGTGTGGTGTGGTGTGGTGTGCGTTACGAGGCACGGCGAGGCGTCGCAAGGGACCGCTTTGCATCGGTCAGCGGCACAACGCACTGCTCATCACTTCCCTTCCCCCTCCGCCTTCCCAAGATGCTTCCATGGGCGAGCCCCGCAGTATGTGACCGCACACCACTCCAACCCTTTGGGGAGTTCGGCGTAGGCGGTGTGCTGCATGAGGAGGGTGTCGTCCTCGTACCCCCCCACACTGAACCCGAGGTCTTGGAGGTAGGGGACGTCGAACGACTGGCCGTTGTGGAACACCTTGGGGATGGTGGGGTCCGCCAAAAACCGGGATAGCCATGCCACCACTCCCTTTAGGTCGGCGGGGTCGCCATACCATGGGACACCCCCCTCTCCTCTGAAGGGCACCACGAGGGCGGTGCGGGGCTCATCTAGGGTGAGGATTCCCACGCACAGGAGCATGGGGCCGGCCGTCTCGATGTCGATAACTACCCCATCCACCCCACACCCCGCTTCCCACTCGGTGAGGGTGGGGATGGGGTCGATGGGGGGGACCACGGAGAGGGGAACCGGCGATCGACCGAGGGACACCTCTTGCCATCCCTCCCGTTCGATGGCGCGTGCTCGCTTGAGGGAGGTGATCTGGGGGGGACCGTAGGCAGCCGCACCCCGCATGATGTAGGCAGGGTGAAGGATGGGGACCACCCACACCTCACGGTCAGTGAGGGTGGGAGGGGTGAATCTAGTGACCCGAGCACTCATCGGTGGAGTCGAGGGTAGGGGTGCTGAATGGCTGCCCGAAGCCTTTCCCCCAACCGTCGGATGTCGTCCGCTAACCCAGCCTCACCCCCCAAGTTGAGATATGTCCAAGCATCCACCAACTCCTCATAGGCTTCGAGGAGGGGTTCCCCCTCGAAGGGGTCGTTGTCGGTGAGGCCACGGTCGGCCCGACCGGCCCGCCACCGCCACCGAGTTGCTTCGTGCCAGTCCATCTCGTGGAGAGGGATCGGGGGCTTCATTCGGGGACGTCCCACTCTGTGGGGGTGTGGTTGGTGACGGTGAAGTTGGGGGCGGGGGTGGGTTCGGGGGCGAACGTGGGAGCGAGGGCTCGAGCGGCTTGCTCTTGTGACATCTCGACCGCCTTGTCGAACGCATACTCGATGGCCTGTCGGAAGGCGACGGAGCCCATACCCATCCTCAGCCGAAGCAGGCCGGCCCACGAGGGCGGCAAGCCCCCTTCATATCGACCGAGGGTGGAGCGGTTGATTCCGCAGGCGGTGGCGAGGTCGTCTTGACTGATTTGGTGGTTCTTACGGTATTTTTGGATGATGGCACCGAAGAAGCGAGCGGCGGCAACGGGGGTGCCGGCGGAAGTTTCGTCATTCGACATTCGGGTGGTCCTCTGGGGGTATGGGTTTGTCTAATGGGGGGTCATGTCGTCGGTCATACGTGTGCGCCCGAGGCGCTTGCAGCGGGTCATATGTCGAGACTCCCCGGTCGCTCGACGTACTCGACGATTATCGAGTCGTCGTTTGTTCTCAGTCGCACGTCGTAGCCGAGTTGGGCCGCCGCATTCACGCGCTGCGCCAATGCTCCGAGTGGCCAACGGTTCGCATCATTCGAGACGTGTTCATAGACCCACATCGTCTTCTACTTCGGGAACAGGACGCGAGACTCAAACTCGCGCGCGATAGCCAATAGCCGCGCGTACGGCGTGACAGGCTTAGGGCGGGTCACGGCTTCACCTCCTCGATCGGGTCTTCTAGGTCGCCGGGCTGGAGCGCGTCGAACGCTACTTGCTTCTCATGCGAGCCGCGCAGTGCGTTGACGTACCGCAGCACGCGCGCGAGACGAGCACGAAGTGCGTCGCGGTCGTCTGCGACATCGAGCAGACGCATCACAGACAGGCACGCCTCTTCTACTGCTGCCTCGTCTCCCAACTCCTGTGCGCGCTCACCGTTGTCGCGGAATATCACGGCGAGGAGGTCGTACAACCGCTCTCCCCGTATGATTGCCCCGGCCAGCCTAAGCACAACCATTTCCTCGTTCACGACTTCTCCTCGTCAGTGGCCAATGCAAGCCTCCGCGCTTCTTCCATCGTCTCGTGCGACACCTGCACCACGAGATACTTCCCCGCGTCGCGCTCGATGCCGGCCACCGCAAACTCGTAGACCACATTCCTCAGTTCCCACTCTCGCTGATGGAGTGCGCCCAAGGCGTCTTCGAGCTTTGCGATCCACTCGCGTTTCTGGTGCAGCTCCGCCTCGGATGCTGCCAAGCTGGCCTGCGTGCGCTCCAGCTTGGCAAGCGCGCATTCGAGGTGGTGCTCGTGGCAGCCTTCGTAGTGGGTTTGCTGGCGGGTCATACGTTGAGACTCCCGGGACGCTCGACGTACTCCACTGACAGGTTGCCATTGCCATCTACTACCAACCGCACGTCGTAGCCGAGCTGGTCCGCAGCTTGTACGCGCTCTGCGAGATCATTGAGAGCCCAAGACTCGCCGAGTTTGCTCTTCGGGTAGAACCACATGATCTTTCGCTTCGGGTAAAGGACGCGCGATTCAAACCGATTCGCAGCCGCCAATAGCCGCGCGTACGGCGTGATAGGCTTCGGTCGAGTCACTTGTCGCCCTCCTTGGTGGTCGGTGCGTCCGGCGGCCACACGTCAACATAAATCCCATCGCAGCCGTCAGTACGGATGATGATTGTCACAGCCGCATCGGCGGACTCCCATACCATGTAGACACCTCCGGTTACCATCGGCGCAATGACAGGCGCAGAGTGAATCAGTTGCACGATGCACTTGGCACGTTCGATGACTTTGGATGGCACTGCGAGACCGCCGTAGGTGTCCCAGTTCTCAGGCAGGTTCGCGATATTGTCGATGGCTGCCAGCAGGGCAGTTACGTCGATCACGGCTTCTCCTCCTCGATCGGGCCAAGGTCGCCGGTCCGAAGAATCCCGCATGTCTCAGGTGTGAGGATGCGGAAGCAGTTGTGAACAAGGCCGTGCCCCCCGCACTCATGCTCGCTGAGATACTCCAACACGCGCGCGAGGCGGGATCGCAGGGCAGCGAGTTCGGCGCGCAGCTCGTTGATCTCGTCGTCGTCGTGCGGGCAGCGAGGCAGAGCGATAGCTGACTCGATCCGAGCGATTCCCGAGTGGATGTTCTCCAGCGATCCAGATTCGATCTCTCCGAGGTGCGCCTGCCTCAGCGCCGAGTTCAGTCTGTCGGCGACGGATGCGCGCTCGCGCTCCGCGACGCTGAGCGCGTGTTTCGCTTCGCGCAGAAGGTCCGTACGGTGAGAGAGTTCGGCGAGCACGAGCCTGACGCAGATTGTGTTTCTCACGGCTTCACCTCGTCGATCGTGTCTGCGTCCTGTTTGTCCGCGTGACGGACAAACAATGCCTGCATCTTTGCATCCAGCTTTGCGAAGCAATCCCGGCACAGCACCTTGCTTGGCGCGTGCGGGGGTGCGTCACATCCGTTACAGCAGCGCGAGTAAGGCTTCACGGCTTTTCCTCCTCGGTGGCCAGTGCGAGCCTTCGCGCCTCGGCCATTGTCTCGTGACCGATCTGCACCACGAGGTACTTGCGGGCCTCGGCCTCGACACCAGCGTGCGCGACCTCGTGGACTACCGCGCGCAGGCTCGTGAGGTCTGCCTGCACTGCCGCAAGTAGCGTGTCGATTCGCAATAGTTCGGAGGCCCTCGGAACGATTATCGCTCCGCTCGCGTCTTGCATGTCTGTCACAAGTTCTCTGGCTTGTTCGAGATCGTCGGTCACGGCTTCACCTCGTCAATCGGCATCAAGTCGATGAGGTGTAGTGCTTCGAGTTTCTCCCTGATCGCCGCAATGCTGGAATAGGACCAGTGCGCGTTTGCCGCGATCACCACAGCTTGCAAGCTCGTAACTTGGGCTCGGAGGGCGGCTAGCTCGGCATCCATATCCGCAGTGCGCTCCATGATGGTGCGCTTCGCCCATTGGTATGTTTCTTCTCTTCGCGATGTTGCATTTACGCCATCGTCAACAAGTTCGGCGATGCACAGAGCACAGTGTTGGCGCGCAAGCTCCACATGGTGGTCACATTGCGAATCGAGCCACCTTTGCGCATTGTCGGAAATCTCATTGTTCACGGCTTCACCTCCACCGTGCGGACTGCGCGAACGTAGTTGAAGTTCGACTTGTTGAACGCATTCACGTCGCCGTTGTAGAAGTTCACGGTCCACGCGTCCTGCGGATAGCCCACGTACGTAGACGAAGACCAGTAGTCGTTCGAAAGCGTGCAAGCCCTGAACGGCTCGAACGTGGACGGACCATGAGTGCTGTGGTCAATCAGCGTGAAAAGCTCGTCGATCGTGGGCACTCTCCAATCGGTGTGGCCGGCGAAGCGTTCGGTGTTCATTGTGGCGATTCGATCATGCGCACCCTGCCAGTTCAGCTTGTCTGCCTCGCTAGTCGGCCGCGCATCCCATTCCAGCCCTGTCGTGTGGTCGATAATCGTCACCGGGGCACCGTCAAACGTGATTAGTGTGGGCTCGAAACGCGCCGGCTTCGCACACGAGTCGTGTGCCGCCTCTATCTCACAGTCACGGCATCGGCCGTCGTCGTGCTTGCAACGGGGCTCGTCTGCAACGGATGCGATGGCTTCGCAGCAGTCCTTCTGTAGACCACGCAAGGCGTCGTCGCGCTCACGCTCGACAATCGACAGCTTTGTGGCCATCTCTACATTGTGAAGCACGACGGCATGCAGATTTTGGCGAAGTTCCTCGGCGCGTTTCTCGGCAAATCTCGCACGGTCAAGGACTGCCCCTTCGACAACGTATACACTCATGGCGGCTTCGAGCGCGGCGAGGCGGGCAGCTAGGTCGCCGTCGTGGGTACGGGCTCCCAACTCGGCCACCTGCCGCTGGAGGTCAGCGTGGTCATCGACCACAAGCTGGATGCACTCCGAGCACAGACGGGCCGGCATATCCACCGCCGGATACTTCTTGCGGCGGTGTTCGCATACCCCGGCTAGGAGGTCGGGCAGCGGGTTGGGTGTGTCGGTCATCGTCGGGCCTCCGTGAGGCTCGTGGCCATCTGTTCGTCGGTGGACTCGGCGATTCCGAGCCACTCAGCGACGGGCTCGGGCAGCTCGTCGTAGAGGTGGGCTGAGCAGGTGTAGTGCTCGGTCGTGTGGGCGCATCGCTCGTCCGTGACGAGGTAGAGCGGCGTCGCGGAGCACCACTCGCACTCTAGATCGTCCACCCAGACGGCCCCATGCGCATTACAGTCATCGCAGTGAACCACCTCTGTGGGCGGGCCGTCGTAGCAGGGACCGACGGCGGACAGCTCCACCTCCAACGCACCGACGCCATCACACCGAAGACACATCGTCGACTGCCCGAGTCGCTTGATGGTGAGTCGAGGGATCATTGGGGGGACTCCTTGGTGAAAGGGGTGGGGGTGGGCTTGCAGTCGTAGGTGTGGACGGCGCGGTTCCGTACTCCCACCCTGAGAGCTTCCTGCAAGTCTTGGATCTTGTTGTGCATGTCGAGTCGGTCGGCGTCGGTGATTCGTTCCGTGACCACTTCGGTTGAGGTGATCTCACAGGTGAGGGCACCGAACAGGGTTGCGTCGATGGTGAGATCGTAGTCGGGGTGGACGAAAGCCCGGGTGAGCCAACAGTTCTCTCCCACAATCTGAACCTCGAAGGGTCCGAACAGCCGCTTGATGGTGGTCAAGTCGTGGTCGTTGTAGTCAGTTTGCCAGAAAATCAGTGCCACTCTGTTAGTTCTGGGTCTGAACTCGAAGGATGTCGGGCGGACTCCAACCTCTTCGAGGTCGCGAAGGAGTCGGATAGCGTTGTCGGTGGGTGTGGGCATGGGGTGCTCCAAACGGTGATGGGTGGTTAGAGGGGACGGGCCGCGAAGCACCAGAAAGCGGCCACCATCACCCCCACACTCACGACGAGGGTGAGGGGAACGACGACCGCCACCAGATTCTCTGCCCACCATCGGATGGCGGCTTCAGTGAAGGTGGGCGGCTTGAGGGGTTGCATGGCGTCTCCTTTCGGAAGGGTGTGACACCGGGGGCGGTGGCACGGTTCCATTGTTCGGTGGCTGCCCCGTTGTAGCATCTCGACGACGAGGCGGCTCCCCACGTCGTGGACGGCCACCCCCCGCACCCATCGAGTGGTCAGAAGTCGGGCCACAGCCGTCGTCGTCCATGGGTGGCGTCATGTCTTTCGCACCGTAGGACGAGCCCTGCGTACTCCATGGTTTCGCGGATACCCGTAGCGGTGAGGCCACACCCCGCGAGGGCGACCGCAAGAGCCTGTCCGGCAGGTTGATCCAAACTCACCACGTCGGTTGCGGCTTCCTCGGGCGGTGAGTAGAAGGGTAGGCGAGTGTTGGGGTCGTCAGTGCGCACAGGCTTTTCCTCCACCGATACACTCTTTGCAGAGTTTGAGGGTTACGAGGGTCAGACAGATTTCGTCGTCGGGGTCACGCCTCCCCGCGTCGGGGTCACGCACCGTGAGGTCGCATTCGTAGTTTGTGGTGAGTTCGAGGTAGCTAACCGGGTACTCGATGGTGGTTAGGACGGTCTCACACTGGTTGCAGGTAGCTCGGATGATGACGTTCACTTGAGGTGTCTCCCATACGGGTGACACTTCTCGTGATAGTAGAGTTCCGTCACCGATTCATCGGTGAGCGGGATTCCGCACCCCCGACAACGGCCGTCGTATGGTTGGGGGTTGACGTTTGGGACATAGAACAGGCTGCCGAGTAATTCGAGGGCGAAGTATCCCACACAACAACCAAGGATGAACTCAAGCATCGGGTTGGCTCCTAAAGAGTGGCGGGAGAGTTGGGATATAGAGGGACGGCCGGGAGCCTCACCCGGTACACCCCACCCACCAACCGCTCCCCCGGCCCCTCACTCCACAACAGGAGACGCTGGGCGGCGATGCCGACCGGCACCACCACCCGCAGGTTGGGGAGGGAGTGGAGGGTGGGGCCAACGTGGTGATCCCAGCAGTGGGTAGTTTCGGTGAGGGTAGGGGGGCGGTTTCCCGGTAGGTGACACCAGACGGTGTTGGTAATGTGGAGTGCTTCGCGAGAGAGGCCGGCGTGCATCAACCAGCGATCGAGCATCCGGCCCGACGCTCCCACGAAGGGGATCGACTCGTAGGCTTCTTCACGTCCCGGGCCCTGCCCGATGAGGGCGATGGTGGCGGTGGTGGGGCCGATGGGTGGTACCCACCCGAGGCTGGTGGGATGGGCCGGGCACCCTTCACAGGTGGGAGGACGCTTACCGACGACACCCCACGGCTGAGAAGGGTTGGAGGGGGCCGGCCCATCCCGCAGGCTCATCGGACTGCCCGCCGTCGCTTGATGTGGCGGTAGTCTTCTGAGGCGTCGAGCCCGATGTCGTGGAGGATGAGGTTGCGGACGTAGGCCGACAAGCTGAGCTTGTGCTTGCGGGCGGCTGCCTTCACTCGTCGGTGGTGGTTGGGGTGAACGTAGAACGTGATGAAGCGGTGATGACTGGGGGCGAGTTTGGTAGTCATGGGGTCACTCCGTGGGCTCGTTTACGACGGCCCACAAATCGCAGTCGTTGAGGATGCGGTAATCGGCATCGTAAGGGCGGTCCCGGTCCCCTAGCACGAGGGGGGCTCCCCCATACTGGGAGAAGATGACCCGACGTCCGAGCAGTTGGTCGGCGGGGAGGTGCCACCCGCCGGGGAATCGGGAGGGGGTACCCACATCTTCGCCGCAGCTTACCACCCATCCCGCCGACAGCCGTTGACCGGCGTCCGCCCTGATGAGGCCACCCGCCGTGGTTTCGGGGGTCACCTCACACACCACGATGAGACGGTGGCCGAGGGGCTCCACCGTCATGGCTTCGGACAGGTGAGCGATGGCGTCGCGAGACACTCGCTCTTCGATGAGGGGCAGGAGTTGACTGCGGTTCACACAGCAGCCCATCAGACGGAGCCTGCGTCGGGGTCGAAGGTGGCCGGGCGGGTGCGGGTGCGGCTCGTGGTGGGCTCACCACCACCCACCTGTCGCTTGGTCACCGTCTCCACGTTCAGGAAGGCGCGGATCACCTTGATGATGTGGTAGGTGCCGTTGGGGGCCTCGGTCCGAATGTAGGCTTCGGCTGCCTTGAGGGTTTCGGTGCCAGCCACCTCGTTCCCGTCGCCGCTGAGGACCCGGAACGGGAGTTTGGTGAGGCCGTTGACGTTGATGCTCATGAGGGGTTCCTTTGGGTGGGGTGGGGTGGGGGAGTAATCCCCCCACCCCGAACCGGGTTAGGCGACTGTGATGTTCTTGAGGCGAGCCCGAGTCTCACCGTCCTTGGTTTCCAGCTCGATGGTGAACTGGATGTCGAGGTTGGCAAGCTCCTTGATCTCGGAGATACCCGGCTGATCGGTGTCGGTGAACGTGATGCCCTTCGCCGGGTCGATCCCCAGCGCGCGCAGCCACTCACCATTCTTCTTCATGCCGCCCGACTTGGGACGGAGCGGGTTCCATGCGGTGACGTAGCAGGTGTCGTTTGTGATGGAGTCCTTCCCCACCACTCGCCAGACGAGGTTGTTGGGGTTCGGCTGACCCCGGTCGTCGTTCGGCTTCTTGGGCGGTTCGCTCATCACAGAGATGAGCTTGCCGATGTGGGTGCCGGAGGTGAACTCCGGCCGGGTTTCGTCGTCGGTGGTCCACTGAATGATGCTCATGGGTGTTTCCTATCCTGTTGGTGGTTGGGTGCCCGGGTGGGCTTGCGATGGATGGATGCCGCCGACCAGTCGGTGGTTCCATCGGACGGGGTTAGGGGTGAGTTGAGGGGATCTCCCACAGCTCGGCAAGTCGTTGGTAGGTGGGCGGGGACACCTCCGCGGGGAGAGTGCCGGGAAACAGCTTGCCCCCGACCCGGTCGGCAATGTAGGGACGCATGGTGTCTACCGGGATGGTTGAGAGGTAGCGTTCGGCCACCCGCTCGATCCGGGTTCCCACCTGCCGGTTGACGATGCGCAGGGATGCAAGAAACACGAAGTCGAACCATCCCGCCAGTTGGTCCTTGAGTTGGCCGGTGACGGCGGGCACGATATCCCGAACTGATCCGTCCCGGTCAGTCTTCTCAGTCTCGTGGACCGAACAGAGGACGTGGGCGGGGGCGGGAACCGATGGGAACCGGGCCACCGTCAACAGTCGCTGCATGGCCTGCGAAAACTCGATGCGGGAGAGGGTGTAGGCAGCCCCCTCGCTGGCCTTCCCCCGGACGCCGGCCGCCTCATCCGACATCCGACAGGCGTAGGTGAGGGAGTCCACGCACACGGTGCGAACCCCCTTCCACCGTCCCGAGACGATGGCGGGGACGATGTGGTCGCGGAAGTGAGGCCACGACTCCACCACGACGACGGGGCCGAGTTGGTTGGCAACGACGGGGGTGTTGGGGTCGAAGTGGATGAACCCGGGATCGGGCCATGTTCCCATGAAGGTAGTCTTTCCGGTCATGGGGGGCCCCTGAATGAGGCCGGTGAGGGTGGCTCGGACCCCCAGACCGCCGCGGGGGATCGGGTCGAATGTGGGAATCGCCATGGTGGGGTGCTCCTAGTTGAGAGGGTGGGAGATACATACCGCTGCGGGGGTCGTCAAGGGGCGGGGTCGGCGGGGACGAAATACAGGGCGGGGACTCGCATGTAGTTCCCGCCGGGTAACTCAAGAGTGTAGGCGTAGGGCTGGTTGCGGCGACCGAACGTGTGGACGGCGACGATGGGGCTCACCAGTCGCCTCAGGTTGGCGGGGAGACCGCTGCGGGGGCCCTTCAGGTGGAGAATGGTGCGGGGGCAACATGAGCCGTCGGATCGGTGGGTGGGCACGTGGCAAAGCTCCTAGGCGAGGGTTGCGAGGGTGGTGCGGACCCGGTGGGACTGGGAACCGTGGGCAGCAAACATAATCACAGACCCCGCACCCCAAACTTTGTTTCCATCGAAGCAAAGCCGGCACGTCGAGCAGGTGGCGGCGGGGTGAGTCTGGGCGGGGCAGGCCACCCCCTTCGCCCCGACGGCTGCGAGGGCTGTATGGCCGGAGGGGTGGTCGGCCACCACAAGGGCGGCGGAGTATCCGCGGGCGACGGTGCGGGCGACGTCTTGGGGATGTTCGATTGAGGCGTGAGCGTAGATGCTCCCCCACGCGGCCGCGGGGACCGTGCGCCATGCGTGGGTGTAGGTCCACGCGGGGCCACCCCCACCCGCTTGCCACTCGGCTACCGCTGCGGCGAGGGTGCGAGCGGCCGCGGGTGTTCGACAGTCACCCGAGACGTGCAGGCGGAGGGGCTGGCCGACGCGGGGCAACCGCAGGATGGCGGCCGCTTCGGCGCGGGCGGCGACAAGGGGGGCGGCGCGATCGGGGAGTGGGTGCGGGGGCGCTAGTCGTTTCTGGTGTGCTGCCATGTGACCCTGTTGGGCATAGCAGCCGGCATCCCGCAGGGGGCAGGCGCGGGGGCACGTCGAACCGATGTGGGCATAGGTGGCCGATACGAAGGGGCCGAGTTTGGCGTTTCGGGTGGACGCGACGGCGAGAGCGAGGCTCGTCATACCTTCGCCCATAGGCTCGGGTTGGCCTCGCGGATCGAAACACAGCTTTGGTTATAGAGTGATACCACTACATGATCTTCGAGCGGTATCCCGAGGATGCGCCCCGCTTCGATCAGGCGCAGGGTAACTCCGTAGTCCTCTTGCGAGGGGCTTATGTCGCCGGTCGGGTGGGTATGGGCCAGCATGATGGACACAGCCCCGGCCATGAGCGGGGATTGATACACCTCGCGGGGCGCAACCAACGCCTCGGTTGCCGTCCCAACCCCGACTAGATGCCAGCCGATCGGCACCCGACGACCGTCCGCCCACACGCACACTATGTGCTCGCGGGCGTGGTCGGTCACGACCCCTCGCACGAACCGGGCTAGGTCGTACGGGCCACCGATCGAAGCCGAGCGGGGTCGGCCTCGGTAGTGGATAGTCGCTTCCCGGATACGGCTAGCCGGGCTCATTGCGGGGCTACTTCAAGCGCGCGCTCGAACGCCCGCAGTAGTCGGGCAACGTCCGGGTCGCCCGCGGGTATGTAGCGAGCGCGGGTGTAGGCTCGGCGGAATCGCGCGGGGTCGATCCGACGCCACTCCGCAAGCATGGCGTCGAGCGCGTGGTCGAGCGCGGCCGAGTGGTCGTCGCCCGCACGGGTGCGGGTACGATAGGCGGCAATCAGGGTGCGAGTCTGCTCGGAGTGCATAGGGTGCCTCTTGTTTTGGTTATGAAAACTTGAGCCAAGCCAAGGCTACGAGTAGGGCCAGAACGAACCCTACATCTACTACGCAGTATAGATCCATCATTAGAACACGGGTTCGGGGATGCGGATTCCGCCACCCGGGAGCGGGGGGCGGGGAGCGGTATCGGGCCGCACGATCCGGGAGCCGCCGTCGGCCGACGGCGGGGGCGAGACCGGGGGCAACGTGGGGGCGGGTGGGGGCGGTGCATCGGTGAGGCGCGCGAGCAAGTGGCGGCCGGCAGCGGCGAGTAGGGTAGGGGTAGGCTCGCGTAGTCCCCACCGCGTGGCCGATCGAGCGAGCGTGTCGGCTATCGCCTCGCACGCTGCCTCCACTTCGATAGGGTCGTCACCGGCCGATTGTGCGAGCACGCTCGCACGGTAGAGGGATCGCCAGACGTCGACGTGCGCGCCGATGCTGGCGAGGGGGGCGGGTCGCTGCGCGACGTGCGCAGCCAAGGCGTCGATCGGATTGGGGTGCATGGGGTGCCTTACGGTATGGGTTCAACGGATGGGGCAGGACGGCCTGCCCCATCCTAGGAACCTATACGGTGAGGAGGTCGAGCGCGGCCGTCTTCCACGCGGCGAGTGCTCCGAAGGTAGCGGAGTCGATCCGCACTGTTCCGCCACGGGTAGGCGCATGATGGTCCGTCCACTCCGTGACCGCGTTCAGAGCATCGTATCGGTCTGCGCCGCGGTTCCCCTCGCCGCGCGAGAACAGCCGCACGAGGACGTCGATGCGATCCTGCCGCATCGTGATCGCACGCGGTGTCGGTTTGGCTTCCAGCGGACCGAGCACGCGATCCGCGAGTGTCACGGCGAAATCGGTCATGTCTGACCGGGTGAACGGCCGACGAGCGAGGGTGCGCGCCACGTCCGCCAGCGTGGCGGTTGCGGATACTGAGTCACGAAGCGCCGTGACTGCGGCTTTCGCGGTCGCATCGACGTTGCGAGTGTGGCGCACCGTGAGGCCAGTCCCCCGACCTTCCCGGTGAGCTTGGGAGAGGGTGTTCGCGCACACCACGCGGACGAGGGTTGGCAGGATGCGAGCCGAGCCCGATCCGTCGTGCGACGTGGACACGAGCATATATCGGCGGTGTTCGTCGACACGGCCGTCGGCGTGCTCGACGTTCCCGACGCCGGGGATGCGTGCGAGCCCCCAGACTCGACGTCCGCCGTCGAGTGCGCCTGCCGTCTCCCACCGCACCCCTTCGGGTGCGAGGGTGTCGACCCACCCGAGGGCATCGACGTTCGCCACCGGCCCGTACCCATCGGAGACCACTCCGAGCACGGCCCGGGTGTCACTGCGCGCGATCGCGACCTTCCCCTCGATCTCCCTTCCCTCGCAGTGGATCGGGAGCCGGATGGGCTGCCAAGCGATCCCGGCAGCGTTGGCCATCGCGGGGGTGTCGAGCCCGGCGGGAACGCGAGTCCCCTCACGATGCCAAGGGGTCTCTCCGACGTATGCCATGGAGTCAACGTTTGCGGGCATATGATTCTCCGATGCGCCTCTCGGGCGCGTTGTTGCGATGATGCGATGATACACCGATGCACCCATCAGTCAATCGGGGCTTGTGGGCACACTCCGTCGACTCGGCTGACGTGCTCCATTCGCACCTGACGTAACACTCCCTCGGTATCCACGATCCGGACCCACGGGCACACGCTGTGACGACGGCTCGTGCGGCCGAACACAGCGACACCGACGCCGGTCACGCGGCCATGGATCATCGTGGGGCCACCCATGAATCTGACGTGGCTTCCGGTCGGAAAGTGTGCGCCGACGCACGCGCGAGCGGCGGCGATGCGGTCTTCGAGCCGCGTGGCCGACGCGCGGCCAGCGCACACAGCACACGTCACTTCCGACCCATCGAGCAGCACCATCCCGTCATCACCCAAGGTGATCCGCATGATGCCGCCTTCGTCGGGTGCGGCGTAACCCCATACGACGGCCCCGTCGACGGCTTGGCCGGCGCGACCGATTGATGGTTGGCCGATCACGACCGTCTCGACAGTGACCGCGGGGTCGTATGCGTAAGGCAATCGCTCGTACCAGACCGTTTCACCGTGTTTGAGCGCGGCGGCCGCCTCTGCGCGCAGATCCAGTGCCGTGATCATGTCGGTCGTTTTGATGCGTTCCACTTCTATTTCTCCGCACGCCGCCGAGCGCGCTCGCGAATGACTTCGCGCCCGAGCGGCTTCCATGCCCACAGTGCAGTGGTCGAGCAGACGGCATCTAGCATGCCGTCTCGGAACACAATGGCGGCGTTGTCTATGAGGCCGGCGTCGTCGAACACGTATCCGTCGACGACGAACAGGCCACGAGACGCCGCAGCGGACGCGATCGCATCCGCCAAGCTGGTGATGTCGACGTGGTCGGCGTCGTCCGGAGCGTCGCAGACGTCGTGACTGTCTGTCCCGTCGGTTCGCCGGAACACCGCGGCATCGATGGCTTGCGCGCGCAGCCAAATGGCGCGCGCTCGCCGTAGGATCTCTCGTTCAATCTCGTGTTCGGTGGAGCTCATTGTGTGTCTCTCGAGTTGTGTGTGTCTCTCGGTCGATCGCGCGCTCGACTTGAGCGTGACGCATCGAGTGACTGCATGATGCACCGTAGCAACGATTCATTGGTTCGTCAAGTGCCCATAATCCCTAGTGGGGACGTGGGGTTAGGTAGGGGTAGGAGGAGGGGGGGAGGGGGGTGGTCTGTGGGTAGCGGAATAGCACACCCCCCCCTCTCCCCCCCGAGATTTCGCCCGATTCCCGAGCATCTACGTGGGGTTAGGCCACGTTGACGAGTCGATATAACGTTCGGGCCGTCG